GAATTAATTCAAGAAGAACCACGCAAAATCATTGGCTATAAAGTACCATTTGATATGTTCCATGGAAAATGGAAGAAAGGGGATATTGTCAAAATAATTTATTCAACTGATTATGATTATTATGTACGTGATGGTAATTTTTCCAAAAATTCTGTTCCAAAAGAAATAGCCAAAACTTGGGAGCCAGTATATGAACAACCAGAACAACTAAAAGAACAGGAAGATTTTTTTATTGTAATGATTACTGAAACACTTGAAAAAGAAGTAGTTGTTAAAGCTAAAGATGAAAAGACTGCAATACAAAAAGTAGAAAAATCTTATGCAGATCAAGAATATGTTCTTGATAGTAGTGATTATGTTAATACAGTTATTGAAGTAGTAAAAAAAGAAAACAACTAAAAAAAACAATATTAACAATATGGCTAATAAAGTAACCTATACCAATATTCACATGAGTATCAATATAAACGGAATCCTTAAAAATTTTAAGCGAAGGAAGATGACAGGATTATTTGATGATAAGAATTCATTACCTGTTTCTGACAAACTTGCGAGAGAATATTTAGACTATTGTTTAAAAAAAGGATGGAAACTAATTCCGATGTGCCATGAAAATGAATGCCCAGAATTTGACCATTTTGGAGGTGGTTGTCCGGGACACAATACAATTAAATAAAAGGAGATAACCAATGGAAATTAAACCAACATACGTCAGTTTTGAACAAGCAAAACTGCTTAAGGAGAAAGGATTTGATGTAAAAGTAAAGCCATTTTATAATGGATTGCAAAATAATGAATTTGTTATAAGTGATATTATACAAACTAACAATAATTTACCAAAATGGTATCCTGCACCAGAACAATGGCAAGTAGTTGAATGGTTGAGGGTAAAACATGACATTTGGATTGAGATATGTTGTTTTAAAAGTGTTAATTGTGGATTTTCTATATGGCTAATAAACAAAGGATATTATGAACTTGAACAAGTAGAATATAAATCACCACAAGAAGCCACATCATCAGCAATAGATTATGTATTAACTAATTTAATTTAAAATGGAAAAAACCTGTAATACCTGCCTTTTTGCAGCAGGCAAAATCACTTCGTATCCTTGCTCAGTATGTATTGATAACGGTAGGTGGCAGTATAATGGGCTAACCTACACAAGGGAAGAAGTAGAAAAATATTTAATAAGATTTTGTGATAGTATTAAAGACTATGAACATGAAAGTAAAAATTTAATAGGTTTTGATGAAAGGGAATGTATAGAATTTGTGAAAATATTTTTAGAAAAGGAGGCGAACAATGGATAAATACATTAGTTGCTTGAACTGCAAGTTCGATGATGTTGATTTGGTACTACAGCCTTGTAATCGATGTATATTTAATCCTTTGGATATCAACTACCTATGCCTATGGAAACCAAAGGAACTATTATACACCAAGACTGAAGTTTTGGAATTGATGGGCAAAGCAGCATTGGATGTTGCAAGAATTAAATACCTGCCCAAGATTAGGAGCCATAAAGATATATTAGATGAATTTGATAAACTTAAACTTATAAACAATGGAAAGAGATTGTGATACTTGCAGATATTCAAATCTTCTAATGATGAATGAAAACCCTTGTGAAGGTTGTATAGAGGAGGTAGAAGAAATAGTACAAAAATACTATAACTGGCAACCCAAAGAAGAAGCACCCAAACCAATTACATATACAAGGGAGGAAGTGTTGGAGTTGATGCAATATGCAGCAAGTTCAAGAATTGATAGCGTAGAACCAATACTCGAAAATTTCGACAAAATTAAAAACCAAAAGAAATGAAAAAATTCACAATTGAAATAAACTACATTGAAATTTTAAAAGATTTAGGATTTGTAGCGTTGGGAGCTATTATTGTATTGGCAATCTTAGCATTTTTGTTTCGTAATTTTAAAGCTTATTAAAAACCAAACCAAATGACAAAAGAAGAAATAGATAATTTTTATAAACATCTTTTAGAAGATGAAAAAAACAGAAAAGAACAAGATAAAGCTGTATTATCACAAATAAAATCAATCGTTAATGAAGATTTTTTCAAGGATATTATCTATATTTTAGAAGATGATACTACATATAATTATTTAATTTGTGATAAGCCAGAAGGGAAATATCGATTAGATAAATCAGAATATCCTAATATTAAAGGTTATTGGATAAACCCAATTATCAATGGAGGTTATTTTGGCGATGAATATAAAGGAACTATTTCAATTAAATTGCCCAATGGCACATTCTTTAAATTTAACTATGAATCTTAATTTAAAATGAAAGAAACAATAATAATAGCAATAATATTTACGACAATGTTCTTTACATGTGCCTATTTCGATTCAAAAAAAGACCCATTAGAAGTAGGTACACATTTTGAATATGAAATTAAATGTATAAACGGATGGAAGTACAAAACTGTTGATAGAGGAGCTGTTATGTTGTATGATAAAAACTTTAAACCAATTCCTTGTAACAGTAATAAATAAAACCAAGCCATATGAAAGAAGAAATGACACAAGAAGAACTTGAAAAACTTGCAGAAAAAATTTACCCAATCAATGAAATATCTATGGGTTATTTTGATGACGACAATGAAGATAGACGATTAGCCTTTATGCTTGGCTACCAAGCAGCACAAAAAATGTTAGATGATATGCAATCTAAAAAATTTGACATATATTCTCAGGGGTATTTAGATGGTCTTAGAGCACAAAGAACTACGTTTAACGAAGAACAACTTCATAAAGCAATGACTGATGCAATTGGATTAAATCTTTCATTTGAAGAAGTAACCAATTATATTAAAAGACTTAAAAATAAAAATGATGGAAAAGAATTGTAGTAATTGTAAATTTTCGCAAGGAAACGACTGGCACGAACAATGTGATACATGTAATGTAAATTCAGAAGAAGGAACAAAAGATAATTACCAGCGATTAAAACAAAGTTACACAAGAGAACAAGTCTTGGAGTTGATTGACCTTGTTAAGACAAACACATTTGAACACTTTTTTGAAGGTAAACCATATTTAAGGCCTATTGATATTATTGACAATTATATTAAAAGTAAAACTTGAAATAAATATTATAAGACATAAAAATGAAAATAATAGACATTAAAGATAAAAGACTTAGACAACTTGCATTGTCAGAAAGTTTAAGGCAACTTACTTATTCTACTTTTGAAAAGACATTTTATGATAATTGCTTAGGTAGTTTTATACCTCAATATTCAATTATGGGATTTGAATTTTGGGATAAAGTAAAAAAAGGTGAGATAAAAGAATATAATTTAAATAAACACTTATTCTATTATTCAATATATGAAAAAAAGATTTGGAACTTACAATCAGAAATTCCAGTTTGTTTAGAATCTAATAGATTGGCAACTTTAAGAGAAGTTTATATATTTTACAAGTTGCAACAATTTGATGAATATGAAAAGATAGGAAAAAACCAACAAGAAGATTTATTGGTTAAGGTTTTAAAGAATGAATTAGTTAAAAATCCGGGTAAAGATTTATTATGGATCATAAGCTATTCTTTAGAACATATACTTTATCAATTAATTCCGGGTAAAAACCCATCAAAAAAATATACATATATGACAAACAATTATCCAAAACAATTTAAAAAAGAAAAAGAAAATATGGAAACAAAAACATTTAAAATAGGTGAGAAAGTAAAAATAGTAGCAGTTGGAAATCTGTTTAATGGTTTAAAAGGAGTTGTTAAAAGTTTCAGAAATGAAAACTTATTTACTAAAATAGTATATAACAAAGAATTAATAGAAGATCACCGCAAAAATATTCAATCAACGGAAGAAGAACAAGATAGTATCGAAAAACCTAAAGAAAAAGATAGTATTATTAATAAGATAGAAACTTTCGAAGATGCATTAAATATATTTGGAGTATATGAAGCGATTAGACTATTTGGAAATGATGGAATTTCTTACACTCCCTTTCAAAACGACTTCAATAAGTCTATTTTTAAATTAAGAGTATTATCCAATGTGTTAAATCAAGGATGGAAACCAGATTTTAAAAATAATTACGAAGAAAGGTATTTCGTTGATTATGCAAATGGTAAAGGTGGTGTTTTAATATTTTTAGGAAATTCAAGCAATCCCGGAACAGCCTTACCTAATAGAGTGTTTGAATTTTGTTATTTCAAATCAAAAGAATCTGCATTACATGCTATAAAAATATGCCAAAGAGATTATTTAACAGTATTTGACATACTAACTTTGATTAAAAATCTAATTTAATAAATGATAAAATGAAACAATTCCTATTTAACAACCCAAAGTACATTTTGTACGCATTAATTTATACCATAATGCTTGTAGGTATAATTATTAATATCACAGACTTTTTAAGTCAGCCATTATTTATAATAATAGTTTCATTAGGGATAATGGGTGGTTCTGGTTATTATATGTTTAATAATATGATTCAAGAGTATAAAAATGGTAATTCTAATAATTAGTTTTACTTTAATGGTTTTTTCAGGTATTTCAAAGGCTATTATGGATACTTTGCAGTTTCATTATGATAAATCTATATTTTCAGGGCTGGATTCTAAATTTTGGAATCCAGCCTTATCTTGGGTAAATAAGTATTCAGATATAAACACTTTGACACCTAAAAAAATATGGATTATGCCATATCCTGTTTTTCTAACTGATGGGTGGCATTTATTTCAGTCTATCTTTATAGAAACACTATTTTCAAGTTTCTACCTTTTAATAAAAAGTGATTATATAGTAATTATGGATTGCCTTCCAATGTTAATTATTTTAAGGGGTGTTTTCGGATTATCCTTTTATATATTTTATAATCACTTATTATTAAAAACAAACTAAAAATAAGATTATAAATTAAATAGAAAAATCCTTTTATTGAAATAAAATTTGTACATTTACATTTAACAAACATACAACATAAATAAATATGCCATTATCAGAAATAGAACAAAAAGAAAAGATTGAGATTCAAATTCAATCAACCATTTTAATTGCCCTTTTTAAATCAACAGTAGAGCAATCTACAACAATGACTGGTAAGTACAACAGAAAACCCAAAGAAATATTCCAAAAGTGGCAAAGACTTGGATTTCAGTTGTTGGATTCTTTAGAAAAAGAATCAATAGTCGATCCAGAAAGTATGGACAACATAACCGATTGTTACCACAATATGAATTTGGAGTTTAAAAGAACAGCAACTGAAAAATATCTTAATTCTAAAAAATAAACAAAATGATAAAAAAAACACTTAGTTACTACCAATTTAAGAACGAATTGGTAAATATGTTAGAAATGGCATGTGAAAAAGAACACGTTGGAGAAAACATCTGGTTTGTAAAATATATGGACTGGAAAGTAATGGTTACATATCCAATTATTTCAGTTGGAATTTTTTCATTTTGGATATTGAAACCATCTGAAAATTACGAGTGTTTTTCTTTTGATAACCACGAATGGATAACTATTTCAAAAGAAGAAATATTAATATTTGGAAATAAAGAACATCAAAATGTTATTGATTGTGGTAGTTTAGGTAATATTGAAGAAAGATCGAGTTTGAATAAATACTATAACAAATCAACAATGTCTTCTAAGAAAGAAAGTAAAGAAGAAGAATCGAGTAAGAATTCAAAAAATATTGATAAAAAAGTAGTTGAATCGAGAAAATACACTTTTCAAACAGATATTTATGAAGATGGAACAGTATCAGTAATCAGAATTAACGATGGATTTACAGTAATTGAACTTCTTGGTTCTTTGGAGATTGTAAAACAAGAACTTATTATGCTTTTAAAAGAAAGTATGATAACACCAACTTCCGTTACTAAGACTTCTTCACCGGGTACACAATTCATAAGGACTAACTTAAATAAAACCAAAGAAAATGGAGAATAGTATAAAAAGTAATCCAGACTATTACAATAAGCAAGAAAACATACCAGCTTGGGAAAAGATGATTAAAATATGGGGTAAAGAAGCCTTTATTACCCATTGTGAGATGACTGCATACAAGTATATGCAGAGGTTGGGTTACAAACTGGGTTCAGATATAAATGACGATTTAGACAAAGCGTTATGGTACTTAAATAAACGAAAAGAGATAAAAGATGAAATAAAACAATCTAAATCTAAATCAAAAGATCCATACAGGTATGCATAATAAAAATTCATACACAATCAATACCATAAATGGTTGGGGTGTAAAAAGGGTATTCTTTTTTTATATTTTTTTATATGAATGTAGAAGAACTTGAAAATTATTTTAAATCAAAGAAATTGCCCAATAAAATCAATATTAACAAATATTCAGAAATAATCAATGTTCAGAAATTTGTGAATTCCCACTTGCAGTTTTTGAAAGGAAATTCTGGAAAAAAGATATTTATACCATATTACACAAGATTAATTGAACTAAAAGATAAAATTGATAAGTTATGACTATGAAAGAAAAGTTGTTTTTTTATGACACAGAAACCACTGGGTTAAGACATTGGAAGAATGGAATTCATCAGATTTCAGGTATTATTGTTATTGATAATCAGGTTATTGATAAATTCAATTTCAAAGTTCAACCTAATCCGGTGGCAATAATAGAAGATGAAGCATTGAGTATAGCCAAAGTGACAAGAACAGATGTTATGAATTATCCAGTTAAAGAAGAAGTTTATCAGAAAATAAAAGCTTTGTTGTCAAAATACCTAACAAAAGATAAAAATGATAGGTTTTTCTTGGCTGGATTTAATAATTCTGCTTTTGACAATGACTTTTTGAGGGCATTCTTCAATCAATGTGGAGATAATTACTTCAATAAGTATTTTTGGAATGGATCATTCGATGTTTTCAATATGGCATTGTATAAGTTGCGAGAAAGAAGACCATTTATGGAAAACTTCAAACTTCACACAGTTGCAAAAGAATTGGGTTTAGAAGTTGATGATAGTAAGTTACACGATGCCGAGTACGATATTTACCTAACTTACGAAATGTATAAGATATTAACCAATGGATAATCAAGACATTACCACTTCGATTGCTATTTTAACGAAGAAGCCTAATAAGTTTATTATCAGGACAGCTCAAAGGATAAAGTTACATTGTCCAAAAGTTGATGTTAGGATTATTTCTGATTGTACTTATAAAAGCCACAAGAACATTGTTCCAATAATATCCATTTTGGATGAAGTTTGCATTCAAAATGGATATGTTAATTCAACACACGTTCCGGAAAGGATAAAGAACCCATGTTCTTGGGATAAGGCAATTTATTACTACTCTAAAGTTGCGACATCTTTTAAGCAAGTTTGGTTTATCGAAGACGATGTTTTAATACCGGATATGCAAATCATAAAAGACTTGGTTAAAGATGGTTATAATTACGACTTAATAACCAAAGAATCAGCATTTAAGAAGAATTATGAAGTTGGACAATGGACAAAAGTTAAAGAAATTCTTCAAGAACCATTTTATTATTCAATGACTTGCGCTATGGGTATTAGTAGGAACCTACTAAATTGGATAGAAAAGTTTGTTGAAGAAAAAAAGACTTTGGTATTTCACGAATTCTTTTTTACTACAATTGCACATCAGAACAAGTTTAGGACATACCATCCAGATGAACTTAAAGGCATTTATTGGAAGTTTCCATTCGATCCAAACAATCTTGAAAAGTTACTTTACCATCCGGTAAAAGATGTGGAGAATCACTATAACTATATGCATAAATATATGCAGAAACACTATCCAGCTTACTTTTTAGAAAAAAAACAAAATTAATTCTTGGAAAAAGAATAATTCGTTTGTATATTTGTACAAGAGTGTATAACTTAAAAAATAAATTTATGAAATCGCTAAAACAAGTTCTGGCACATCTGGAAAGGTTGGTGGTATTCGAATACAATCAACTGAATAGTGTTCAGTATGAAAATTCAATTGCTCAAATCAAGATGCAAAACGAAATCTTGAAAATCGTCAAAGACGAATTAGGTCAGGACCTAAGCAAAGATGAAGAATACAATAAAATTTGTGATTTAGGAACTAAGCAAGAAGTGTATAAGCACATCCACGATTTAATCTTGAAGAAATTCGAAGAAATAGAAGTAACCAAACAGGGTAATCCATTACTTTAATTGAGTATGAGTTATAAATTTCCTTACCAATGGAGGTTGGCTGATACTGTATTCACTAAAGATAAAGGAACTGTTTTTTCTTGTTTTGCGTGTGGTGGTGGTTCAACTATGGGTTACAAGTTGGCTGGATTTGATGTAATTGGGTGCAATGAGATTGATCCAAGAATGATGGATGCTTATATCAAGAACCACAATCCAAAATACTCATTTCTTGAACCAATTCAAACTTTTAAAAACAGGGAAGATTTACCATCAGAACTTTACAATCTTGACATTTTGGATGGAAGCCCACCTTGTTCAACTTTTTCCATTTCTGGTTTAAAAGAAAAGAGTTATGGGGTTGAAAAGAAATTCCGGGAAGGTCAGGCTAAACAAGTTTTGGATACACTTTTCTTTGACTTTATTGATTTGGCAAAAAAACTTCAACCAAAGGTTGTTGTTGCAGAAAATGTAAAAGGAATGCTTATGGGTGAAGCCATAAGTTACGTTATTAGGGTTAAAGAGGAATTTGATATGGCTGGTTATTATGTACAGCACTTTTTATTGGATTCTCAATATATGGGTGTTCCACAAAAGAGGGAAAGAATATTCTTCATAGCCTTGCGTAAAGACTTGTCAGATCAGTTTTTATCGTTTGTGGATATGTTCACAATGCAACCCAAGTTACTTATGGAATTTAAAGAAAAACCCATTAAATTCAAAGAAATAAGGGATGAAGTTGGTTCAACGGAAGGGTTAACTGAATGGACAAAAGAAAGATTGGCATTAATGAAGCCATCAGACCACAACATAGCAGACATAACCGAAAGAGAATATGGTAAAAGGACAAGGTTTAATGCAGCACTTGTTGATGACGAAGATGTTTGCCCAACCATTACTGCAACAGAAGTAAATTATAGGAAATATGACAAAATGACTATGACAAAAAAAGACACCATTAAAGCTGGTTCGTTCCCGGAAGACTATGATTTCTTAAAAAATAAGCCAAAATATATAATAGGTATGTCAGTTCCACCAATAATGGTTGCACAAATAGTCAACCAAATATATATTCAATGGCTATCTAAGATAAAATAAAACCAAACCAAACCAAACTATATGAACATTACCAATGAAGACAATATGACATTGATGGCACGTTATCCAGATAATTATTTTGACATTGCCATTGTCGATCCGCCTTATGGAATAGAAGATATAACTGGTAAACAATTTTCACATGGTAGTGGAAAGTTAAAAGATAGGGCATTTAATAAAGGGAGTGACAAGATTAATGATTGGGATAAAGCACCCAAATCGGAATATTTTGAACAACTTTTTCGGGTTTCAAAAAATCAAATTATTTGGGGTGGTAATTATTTCGATTTGCCGAAATACAGGTGTGTTATCGTATGGGATAAAGTTCAGCCATTTCCTAATTTTAGCGCAGTAGAGATTGCGTGGTCATCATTTAATAAGCCAGCGAGCATATTCAAATTTGACAATAGAACAGGTAATAAAATACACCCTACACAAAAACCAGTTGAGTTATATAAGTGGTTACTGTCAAAATATGCACAAGAAGGAGATAAAATACTGGACACCCATATTGGTAGTGGATCAATTGCAATAGCTTGTCATGATTACGGATTCGAACTAACATCTTGTGAACTTGACATTGACTATTATAACAATGCTATAAAACGTATAGATAACCATACTGCACAAAAAAAATTATTCTAATTTCAAATAAGGATAAATATGTTAGAACTAATAACACTTAAAATAATTTATGAAATATTTGAAGAAGCAGAGAAAAATGGCAAAATCGGTGCCTATTCTAAAATGTTGTATATCAACTGCTTAACTGAAAATTTTAAAAATAAAGAAGCATTAATTATAAATGCTTATGAGTTTTCGATTAAAAGTAATATCTTTAACAAATATACAACACAATTAAACGAACTTATGAATACTGGATTAGTAAGGCAAGATGGAGAAGAAGTGATATTTCCAGCATTATGGGGTAAAAAGATTGATAGGTCAAAGTTGAAAACAGTTAACGCAGTTGCAATACCGGGATTATTTCAACCCGGAAGCCCTAATTTCTTTAAAAAAGAATTACTTGAATCAGTTCGTTTGAAAGAGTTGTTGGCGATGAAATACAAGATTGGTCCTGAAAAACAACCTGAAATGATTGACTTATTTATTGCAGAACAGGAAACTTTCGAAAAGACTTATCAAAGTTTTCAAGAGTGCTTAAAACATTGTTATTATTGGATGGAGAGTTACAATCAAAATAAATTCAAGAAAGAAGAAGTTCAGAAAGTGGTATCGAAATCAAGATTATTAGGAGAGTAATTATGGGAAATTTGAGAAAGAATATTATGATATTCAACTTCCTAATTTGTATTATATCGTTAGTAAATCTTGAAATATCATTAGAAATGAATTGGAATTGGTATAAGTTTTTTGTTTTCGTAGCAAATTTTATTGTATCAATGTTCTATATTAACATACTTACAAGACAAAAATAACTTATGAGTGACAAGAAAACAAAGTGGATCAAGGCTGACACTAAGCCACAAGTAAACTTAAAAGAAACAGGTTTTATTCCACCACAAAAATTAGATGTAGAAGAAGTGGTTTTAGGCTGTATTATTTTAGAGGGTAATAATACACCTGATAAAATAATGATAGATATAAAACCGGACTTGTTTTATAAACCACAATATAAAGTTATTGCAGAGTCTATAATCCAGATGTACTCAAAAGGTGAAGCAATAGATATGCTAACCATTATAGATCATCTAAAGAAAAGAAATTCCTTAGATGAAGCTGGTGGTGTTTTCTTCATATCTTCTTTAACCAATAAAGTTGCATCTTCATCAAATCTTGAATTTTACGTTAAAATACTTCAACAAGAATCTTTGAAAAGAAACTTGATGGAAGTAAGTTATACTTCAATAAGAGAATGCCTCGATGAAACACAAGATGTATTTGATGTTTATGCCAAAGCACAATCATCATTGGAAATGTCCATCCGAGAAATAATGCATTACGAAGTTAGAAAAGTAAATGCTATACATGGTTCAATAATCAAAGAATCTATTAACATTTTAGAAACAGGCAAAAAGTCAGGTGTAATTTCCGGTTTGAACAATGTTGACAAGATTACATCCGGGTGGCAAGATTCAGATTTAATTATTGTTGCTGGAAGACCGGGTATGGGTAAGACAGCAGTTGCAGTATCAATGATTATGAATCCAGCAATCCAAGAAAAAATACCTGTTGCGTTATTTTCTTTGGAAATGAGTGCAGAACAAGTTGTTGGTAGGATGCAATCCGGTTTAACAGGTATAAACGTAGGTAAAATCATAAAGAAACAACTTGACAAAGGAGAAATACAAATATTAGCACAAGATGCTTCCGTTTTGGAAAATGCACCAATTTTCATTGATGACACACCATCAATATCCCTTATTGAATTAAAAGGTAAGTGTAGAAAGATGGTTAGGGAACATGGTGTTAGACTTATAGTTATTGATTACCTACAATTGATGAGGTCAGGATTAAACATCCAAAACCGAGAACAAGAAGTTGCTGAAATATCAAGGGGGTTGAAAGCCTTAGCCAAAGAACTTAAAGTTCCAGTTATAGCATTATCTCAACTTTCAAGAACAGTTGAATCAACTTCGGATAAAAAACCATTGTTGCAACATCTTAGGGAATCGGGTTCAATAGAACAAGATGCAGATATGGTTGTATTTTGTTACAGGCCAGAGTATTATGAAATAAAAGAGTACCAAATTGGCAATGAAGTGATGAACACAGATGGGTTATTTATGTTTATCATTGCCAAGCACAGAAATGGTGAATTGGGCGAAATAAGACTTAAATTTATAGGTAATTTGACTAAAGTAACCAACTATGAAGATGCACCTTATTCTGCAAGTGCAGGACTTACACCAAACCCGGAGTTTAGCTCACTAATTAAAATAAACAAATCAGAAGAAGATTTACCATTTTAAAATTTAAAAGACAAAGATTATGAATGACATTAACCAAGTATTGTTTGAGAACAGGAACCAGTCAATTAAGTTGAAAGTACAGTTTATTGAAAAGATGGTTGTAGATTATTATAAAATTGATCCACAAGATTTAAGGAAAAAGAAAAGACATAGAGAAATTGTACTTTGTAGGCAAATCATTTGTTTTTTAGTCAGGAAAAACACTTCTTGGTCATCAACACAAATAGGCAAATACATGGGTGGTAAAGACCACGCAACCATTCTGCACAGTATTAAAGTGATTTATAACCAAATGAGTTATGATGAACATTTTAGGGAAAATATGAACCTTTTTCAGGCAAAAATTGATGTTGTTAAAACAAAAGACCAAAACGAAGTTCTTCAAAAGACATATTACTACATCAATCTTAACGAATGTATAACTTCACAAGTAGATTCTGATAAGTCATTGGTTTTCACAGGATATACACCAGAAGAAGTTAAAGAAATGTTAACTAAATTGGGGATGGAGTTAAATGTTCAAGAACACGTTAACACTAATATTTATATTTTAGAACCAAAATCAAAGTTGGTTAAGATGGAAGAATCCAAAATAGAAGATGAAAAAATAGAATTAAAACAAGTTGAAGTAAAAATAAACGAAGAACCAATAAAAGAATTTGAAGAACAAGAAAAAGTAGATCCAAAATCTATTGGAGAAAACATAATTGAAAATGAATCAACTACTTACAATAAGTTTATTTCAGACAACAAAAAGTAATCAGCAACACAAATAACAGAAACAATCAATTAAAAAGTATAAAAATGGAAGAAAAGAAGCCCAAAAAACCACATAAACCAAAAGAAAAGTTGTACGGAAATAGAATTCGTATATTACTGAAAGAGAAAGGTTTATCACAGCAAGAGTTAGCTGATTTATCTTTCCCTTACTTAAAAGATGGCGCAGCGTATCTTTCAAGGATAATAAATGGAGAAAGAAGATGTATTTCATTGCCAATTGCCATCAGAATCAGTCAGGCACTTAAAGAACCAGTAGAAAATGTATTTATTTTCAAGAAAGATAATTAAGTTGCACGATTGTGTAAGTTAATTATTATATTTGTGAAACAAAAAAACAAATAATTATGATACCAGAAGTATATGTTTTAGTAATTGAAAACAAGAAGTTGTCAATTAAAGAAGTTGGTTCAGTTTTTATTTCTAAGAAAGAAGCTGAAAAGTATTGTGAATCTTTAAATGGAAAAGACAAAGATTTCTTTGCAACCATTCAAGCTAAAAATATTTTAGATTGGGAAAATATGTCACAAGAAGAAAAATTTGAATTAGGGTTTAAAATTTAAATCGTGAGCAAAAAAGCCTTTTCAATAGGGAAGTCAATCCACCATCCCGGAAAAAAAACAGAAAACCAACTTGATGAAAAGTTCGTTTTGGATAATTCTCGTGAATATTACTTGTTGGATGTAATACCATTTGGTGCAGTAAGGATGACTAAGAGGGATAGAATTTTCTTGAACCCTAATCATCCTGATCCAAAGAAAAGACAAAGACAAGCAGTAGCTGATTATTTTGAGTTTAAGACACAATTAATGTATTGTGCATATGAAACCCAATACAAGTTAGATGAAGTTCCAGAGTTAGTTTTTTTCATTCCAATGCCACAATCTTGGAGTGACAAGAAGAAAGTAAAGATGAACGGAACTAAGCACGAAGTAAAGCCAGACATAGATAATCTTGTTAAAGGATTTTTCGATGCATTGACAAAGAATGATGGCAACATTTGGAAGATAAATGCTAAGAAATACTGGGCTCATAAAGGTTCAATTTTAATTTATAAATAAACGAAAATGACAAACGACCAAATTAACGGATCATTTGAGTTAGTATCTGGATTTATGGCAACTATTAACATTATAAAGTTGTGGGAACATAAGAAACTTAAAGGAGTTTCAGTAATACCAGCAATATTTTATGTTATATGGGGATTTTTCAACTTGTTTTTTTATAGTTCGTTAAATTTGCCATTGTCCTACTATTGCGGAATATTTATTACTTCAACTAATTTATGTTGGGTTATTTTGTATTTTTATTTCAAGTATAAAGAAAAAGATGTTAAGTATAGATATTAGCTAAATGATGTAAATAGTTAAAAGTGACGATTTCTTGTTATTATGGGCTTAAAAATACTATCTTCTGAATTGTCATTTAGTTTGTTGAGTTTATGTTCAGAAAGAGTGTACAAACCAATATTTACAGTTGGATGTTCTATGCATCCAATCTCATAGTTGGAATTTTTAAGAAAGAATGACTTACCATTTCAAAGTAAATGGATTTTAAAATTTACAATCAAAAAAAACAATAAAAAAAACTATGGGAATTAACGTATTAAGCTTATTCGATGGTATTTCATGCGCACAAATTGCTTTAAAAAGAGCTGGTGTAAAATTTGACAACTATTATGCATCAGAAGTAGATAAGTATGCAATTAAAGTTACTATGCACAATCACCCGGAAACAATTCAACTTGGAAGTGTAACCGGTGTTGACACAAGTAAATTACCAGAAATAACATATTTGTTTGGTGGTAGCCCTTGCCAATCTTTTTCATTTTCCGGAAAAAGAAAAGGTATGGTTACTAAAGACGAACAAGAAATTTTAAATTTAGATCATTATCTTGAATTAAAATCACAAGATTACGAATTTGAAGGACAATCTTACTTATTCTGGGAATATGTTAGAATCTTTAAAGAAGTTAAGCCAAAATATTTTCTTCTTGAAAATGTTATGATGATTGAGAAGTGGGAAAAAATCATAACTAAAACTTTGGGTGTTAAACCAATACTTATCAATAGTTCTTTAGTTTCAGCTCAAAATAGAAAAAGACTTTATTGGACAAATATTGGACTTGAAGCACACGGATTATTTGGTGATTTAGAAAACATAATAAAGCAACCAAAAGATAAAGGTATTTTACTTAAAAATATATTGAAAGATAATATTAAAGACAAATATTTCTTGTCAGATAAGATGACAAGAAACTTAATTCTTCATTCGAATCAAAACAATAAAATTATAGGGCATTCAGGTTCAGGTGGTCAAAAAGGTTTAATATTTAATGTGAATTCAAAAATAGGAGCACTTTGTGCAACTGATTCCAAGCAACCAAAACAAATATGGGTTACTAAAGAAACAAAAGAAAAAATTTCAGATTATTTAAAATCATTGAAATACAATACTTCTTATAATCAAGTGAATTCAAAATATGATTTGAGTGAAAAAGCCATCAATAGAATTTTGAAAACAAATAATGGTGATAGGTGTTTTTATGTTGGAGAAAAATCAATGTGTTTAAAAGCAAGTTATACAAGATTGGGTAGAGATACTCAATATGTTGCATATAACAAACAAGAAGATTTAGTAGTTTGTCATACTTTACAACAACGAATGTCAAAAGTTCCCGGTGGTGGAAAAGGTCCTTTATCAAGAGCAGATGGCAAGTCTTATTGTTTAGACACAGCAAATTCAATGGCTATTGAATGCGTTTCAATTAATGATAAAAAAGACATTAGTGAAACTGATGATAATTTAATAAATAATGACCAACTTATTGAAGATGGACTTGGCTTAGATTATAGATATGATGAAGGTTTTAGGTTTAGAAAAAATGGCAAATCTGGTACATTAAATACTTCGACAAGTATATCAGGTGTGATGTTATGTTATTCGAAGAAAAGAGTAAGAAGACTAACACCTATTGAATGTTGTAGATTGCAAACAGTACCAGACACATATTTTGATGGAACAGGTGTTTCTGAAAGTCAACAATACAAAACTTTAGGGAATGGCTGGACAATTGATGTTATAGTTCATATACTATCTTATATAAGATGAAAAATAAAATAAAATATTACTCTATGTATTCTAAAACATTGGAAGATGACAAACATGGAAGATGGTGTATAAGAGTTGATTGTGGTAACAGCGAAAAAATGTTCGGCAAAGATGGAAATTGTTTGTTATTTGAAATTGCTTCGATTTCCAAATTGAAAGATTCAATTGAAAATGTTTGGTACTCTAAAAAATTTGTAATTAATTATAATTATCCATATAACAATGGAAAATATATATTTGATTCAGTAGAAGAATGTAAAGAAGAAATAGAAAAGAGTTTTAAAATTTTCATTAATAGTTGTAAGTAATTATGAAGATTGGTGCATCTTATAATTTATTTGATGGTGAAGAACTATTAGAGTTTTCCATAATGTCTATCAGGGATTCAGTTGATTATATTTCAGTTGTTTATCAAACTGAAAGTAATGTAGGTAATTACACTAATACAAATGTAATACCATTACTAATAAATCTAAAAGAAAGTGGACTTATTGATGAACTTGTTTATTATCAACCAAACTTGCTTTTAAAAACACATAGAAACGAAGTAAATAAAAGGAATATTGGATTAAAGAAGTCTTTAGAAAATGGATGCAGTTACCATATTTCAATGGACACAGATGAATTATACAATCCAAGTGATTTTAAAAAGATGGTAGATGATGTAATTGAAAATAAATATGATGGTTCATATTGCCAAATGTTGACATACTACAAAGATTTCAATGTAATACTTGATCCACCGGAAGAATACTATGTTTCATTATTATTTAAGATTAATGAAGAAACATTTTATAATTTAGGTTGTGAACAACCTGTCCAAGTAGATAATACACGTTCAATTATGGTTAAAAATCCAAGAATATATACAAGGAACGAAATACAAATGCATCATTTATCTTTTGTAAGAAAAGACATAACTAAAAAGTTTAGAAATCATCAAATGTTTAATCAGTATGGAGATAATATAGAAAAAGTAATAGATTGCCACAAGAACTTTGGATCTTCAAAGCAAGACAAAGTTCTTTTACATGGAGAAAAGTTCAAGTACAGTAAAGTTAAATTAGTTGATAATGTTTTATTAAAATTCAAATTAAGCGAAGATGTCATACACTTTGGAAATTAAGAAAGTAAGTAGTTTGTATTTATTAAGATACAAGAGAAGTGGTTTTTTATCGTTTTTAAGGGCATGGAAGTTGTTATCCAACAATGGGGTAGTAATGATGTTTGAAACACTTGAAGAAGCCCAAAAATCAGCAGAATTGCACATAATGAAAATGCATTTCGTTTACGATGAAGAAGTAGAGATTTTGAAGTAAGGTAATTGTACAAATGTACAAAAACGATATTTAAAGTGTTTGATAATGTTTTTTGTATTAATTTTGTTGGATAAAATGTCAATCCAATGAAAGAGATACATACAAACGATGGTAAACGAGGTGGTTGGCTTGTGGGTAAAAAACATTATAGTAAGATTGGAGAACCTTTAGGTGGAATTAAAGCCATAGTAAAAGATACAGGAAAGATAGTAGAGTTAGAAGGTGGTGAAACAATTATCACAGCAGAAGCATCAAAAAAACATTGGAAAGAGTTATCCAAGATTAATCAAGATGGTGGTGGTGTGGCTATAGGACCACCAAACGAACCATATGATGAAGATCCAGAAGAATATTCTTCAGGTGGAACGATAATTGATTTTAATCCCAATCATACACCAAGTAAGAAAATAATCAACTACGCAAAGAATTTAAAGTCAAAACACCCAGAAATTTGGAGTGTTGCTGGAAATATTTTTGGCAACCAAGCATTTGAAAACTTATGTAAAGTAAGTAAAAGGGGGTATTGGCTTGATTCAGAAAAATGGATGTATATCAAATGGCAATCATATATTGCAAGACATAAGCAAGATTTTCAACTTAAAGGAGTAGTTGCGATGTTGAAATGGGCTGATAAAATTAACAAAGGTTTCGATTATATGAAAAGTGTAATTGAATATAAAATATCGAATTCTAATCACAAACCAAAGATGGCAAAGACAAAAAAACTAAAAGATGGTGGAATTGTAAACAATTCAAAACCATTCACTTGTGAGATTTTTGATAAGGATGGTGTAAGAAAGATTGACAAAGAAAGTATCGAAAAAGTAACATTGTGTACATCAGAATTGGAACAAACAAAGACATTTCATATTGATGATGATGGAAACTATACACCAGCAAGAAAAGCTTTACACAAAGAGATTATTGGACATTTTAAAAAACATGTAACTTGTATAACTGATGGCAAACCAATTGCTATTTTACTTGGTGGTTCACCAGCATCCGGGAAATCAACATTCCTTAAAAAATTCAGACCTTACTTATTGTCTAATTCAATATACAAAGTTGATGCAGATGAAGTTAGGGCAATGTTACCTGAATATAAAGGATGGAATGCAAATTCAACCCAACAAGAAACAGGGGATATTGTTAATACTTTAATTTCTGACAGGTCGGTAGGTGTTCCTTGTAAATTTGATTTCATTTACGATGGAACAATGACCAATTTAAAGAAGTATAAAGCACTTATTAATATGCTTAAAGAGCAAGGTTACGAAGTGTTTGTAATTTTCATGGAACCTATTGAAAAGAGTATAATTGTCAAAAGGGCAATGGAAAGATATAGGAAGACTGGTCGTTTCGTTCCAGAATTTGTGATTGATGAATTTTATGAAAAAGGCGAAAAGAATTTACAAGAGTTAAAAGATATGGTTGATGGTTATATAGTAGTAAATTCTAAAAATTATGACTATTCAATTTCAGAATCTGGTGGAAAAGACTTGCCAAATGAAAGAATTTATTCAAAGTTGGGTTATAAGTTGAAGATGAAAACAGGTGGTAAAATACCTACACCAAATGGTTATTACTGGAAGTATAAAAAATCACTTGAAGACCATAAATTTAAAACAAGTGAATACTTCAAAAACACAAAGAGTGCATTAGATTACATATTAAGTACACCAATTGAACAAGCAGTTTTATGTGATTGTAATAATGAAATTTGTTATATTTACAATAAAGAAAAATTTAAAGATGGTGGAACTATATCAGCGCAAGATGATTTATCTTTATCAATAAAGGCTTTTATGGAAAACTATTTTATTAAAGCTGTTGAATTTTCTGAAAATCAATTAGTTATAAACAAGTTAGAGCAATTTAAAACAGACTCAATTGAAGATAAAGAACAGAAATCAATTATTAGTTCAGCAATTGAAAACTATAAAAAATCCGTTTAATATGGAAATCGAAAAAATAAGAAAAGCCTATTCAGCAGCCAATGAGTTGATTGGGTTATTGACATCATCATATGGTGATAAAATAAGGAAAGAACATCCAGAGTTGGTTGTGTTAGCCGAGAATACATTGATTAAATACCAACCAATCATTAAAGAATTCAAATTAAACGATGAAAAAGATGAAATAGTCTTAAAAATGTTGGAAGATTTGGATGAATCAAAACAAACACTTAAATTCATAGAAGAATCAGATAGAGAATCTTTGAAATTAATAAATGACATAATCGAAAAGACAAGTAAAGAGCTTCAAAACCAAATAACTTACGATCCATTGACATTTTTCAATAATTATGGATTTGCAATGGTAGCACCAATGATTGAAAATGTCGTTAACCCATCTGAAATTGTAAAAAATGAGAGATTTGTACAATGGTTTGCTAATAGTAGATGCATTGACGAAAAAGGACTTCCAAGAATAGTTTATCATGGAACAGGTTATGATGAATTCGATTCTTTTTCATTTGATAAATTTCCGGGAAGTTACTTTGCTGAAAATAAATCGTATTCAGTTTGGTTTTCAAAAAATACAGGTAAAGGAAATGGAAAGATTTTCAAAGTGTTTCTAAGGATAACTAAACCGATGGATCTTACAGATTTCAAAGTTGATAAAGTAGAATATGAAGAATTTGTAGAATATATCAAAGTGAAATATGGATATACTTTACCACCAAGTAAAAATTTGAAAGCTGCATCAAAACACAACAATGGATTATGGGCATGGCAATATTTGAGAATGGGTGTTGATTGGTTAAGGTTCATTAAGAATAATTCAGATTTTGATGGAATTCACTATTACGAAAACAATCCGAGCGATGTTGATATTAATGGAAATGAAGCCATTACACCAGCTTGGTTGGTGTTTAATAAAGAACAAATAAAAACTGCTGACGAAAGAAATTTCTTATTCAGTTTAAATTCAAAAATTATAACAATGAGAAACGGAGGTATGGTATGTTAATCAATGCAGAAGATATTATTATAATTAATGGAAACATTAAACTACCTAAATTGGGTGGTGGAGAAATAATTGGTAACGCAAATGCAAGGTTAGATAGGACAAGTGGAGTTGTTATAATGATTATAATGCATAATCATTCTTTCTATTCATTCAGGGTTGGTAAAATAAATATCAACGGACAATTGGATGAAATGAAAGAGTTTAAAGAAAAATCTGAAAAAGAGTTCTTTGAAGCAGTAAATTATTTTGAATCTTTGCAAGAGAAATATAAAAAGAAACCAGAAGAAAGTATTCCAAACGTAGGTTTATTCACTTTTGTAAAAGAAAGTTTTGCCAAGAATAATTTCTTACCTAATGTTAAATTATCAGATACAAACATATCAATTGACATACCATTCGATGAAGTGATGAATTATTTTTCACCACCACAAAACAAGAAGTATGGAAGATTGGATATGACAAAATCCAAAGAAAAAAAATACGAATCTATTTTTTCAAAATACGCACTTAAATTTAGTAAAGAATTAAGTGAAAAATATGCAAAAGAAAATGGATATAATGTTGAAGCAGTAGGCATTTATGAAATGACACCATATTCTAATTCTGAAACTAATGATGGTGGAGAACAACCAGAAGATATAAATAAAGAGCAATTAAGCCCAGAAGACATTGAAAGTGAAGAATTGAAGCCACAAGACAAAAAACCAAAAGACAAAGGTAAAAGCCCAGATGATGACAATGGAGAACCCGGAGAAGATGGAGAAGATGGAGAAGATGGAAATGATGGAAATGAAAAGGGCAAAGACAAAGGTAAAGACAAAGGTAAAAGCCCAGATGATGACAATGGAGAACCCGGAGAAGATGGAGAAGATGGAGAAGATGGAAATGATGGAAATGAAAAGGGCAAAGACAAAGGTAAAGACAAAGGTAAAAGCCCAGATGATGACAATGGAGAACCCGGAGAACCCGGAGAAGATGGAGAAGATGGAAATGATGGAAATGAAAAGGGCAAAGACAAAGGTAAAGACAAAGGTAAAAGCCCAGATGATGACAATGGAGAACCCGGAGATGAAGAAGAAGAAGAAGATGATGATGATGACAACAATGCAACAGATGGGCTTGTAGATTCATCAAATAGAAAAAAAATGAAGGGTAAGAATGGAGATGATTATCCACATAAAAAAGAACAAAGAGGTTTTAAAGCAAAGAAAGAAATGGTAATAAAGAAGCCTGAAAATATAATTCAGTCTTTAGAAAATTTTTATCAAACAAGTAGTTTACAAGAAAGATTTAAAAAAACTGACAGGTTAAAAAATGCATTGAATGGATTAACAAAGTCAGAATTAGAAAGTTTTTACGAAGTTATGGGTGTTGAACAAAGTGTTCCAAAATCCGATTTTGTGAATATGGTAACAGGTTATATTAAAGACAATTTATTTTAAACGTACAAAAAACCAAAGAAAATGGAAGCTTTAAAAAAAGAAATAGAATCATTAGAGAAACAAATAAGCGAAACAAAGAATACAGCACTAAAAGAACTTTTAGAAAAAAAGCTTAATGATAAAAGAATACAACTAAAAGCGGCTGGTGGTGATAATACTGCAATTTTATTATCACAACTTGTTAGTCTTGTAGATAAGATGGGTGGAACACAAAATGCATCTGGAACAACAGGAGCAGCGAACCCGCAAGAAGTCGAAAAATACGTTAAAGAAGCACTTGAAAAGAAAAAGATTAGTGTTGATGACCTTGATGATAGTTTAAAGAACTATATGATTGGAAAATCAGTAGTAAGTCTTAAATTATCATTACCGGGAAAATTAGGTGGAACTAATGTTAATGCTGGAAAGATTGATTTAAGGACTTTAGAAAAACCACTTTTTCAGAAAATCATTAGTGATGCAATTGCAATGAATAATATATACTTGTATGGTGCAGCAGGTACAGGTAAATCCTTTATAGCAGGTGAAATTGCAAAGTTCTTTGACTATCAATTGGTTGAACTTACTTGTAATCAGTTTGTAGGACCATTAGATTTAATTGGTGGACAAACAATCAAAGGTTATCAAAGAGGTAAATTAGAACGTGCATGGGGATGTCTTGACGAAAATGGAAACCCATCAACTGCACTTGGTTCTGTTTTATTACTTGATGAATTGCCTAAATTAGATCCAAATACTGCTGGTATTTTGAATACAGCATTAGCAAGAGTTAAAGAATATAGGGATGGTGGATTAATTGCACCATCAATAGAAAATGGTAAAGGTGATTCAATCCAAAAGAAAAACTTAATTATCATAGGTACTGGTAACGTAAAACTAAACGAAACATCAGTTGATTACGAAGCTAACTTTAAACAAGATTTATCTTTACAAGATAGGTTTATTGGTAGTACATATGAAGTTAAAGCGGATCATAATTTCGATTGTAATGTAATTATGAAAGGTTACAAATTTATTTGGATTGCTGTAACAAAATTAAGAGAGAAAATTCTTGAAAATAGGTGGCAAAGTATAGCGTTTGTTTCTTTGCGTATAATGGTTAATCTAAAAGAAACTTACAAAACTTATCGTTTATGGAAAGATGGTAAGTTAAATCAAGAACCGGGTGTTGTTAGCGCACTTAGCAAACCAAAGACTTTGATTGATGGTATTGATTCTTTTTTAGAATTATTCACACCTGACCAAGTTGTAGAACTTAAAGAAGCAATGGAATACGAAACATTTAAATTAATTGTTATAGATAAAGATAAAATTGATTTTAAAGATTTTGATGTAGATACAGACGAAGATAATAAAGTATCAAATAAAATGATACAAAATTTAAAATCATAATTATATGGCTGATTCAAAGACTAACAATTATTATGGTGATCTTAGATTAAGATTTATATATTACAATAATAAAAAAGAGTTATTAGAAAAAGGTTTAGCTGCATATGAAGAAAATCAAAAAAAAATAAAAAAAAATGGAGGCAGTATTTGGGAAGCCAATAGGATGAAAATACAATATGATGCTTATAAAGATATGACAGAGTATTCAGATCCAAGTCAATTGAATAATTCGTTAAATATTATGGATAAGCTAATTTCAGATATTGATTTTAAAGGTTCTACAAAGAAAAGCAGATTAAAAATAACATCTGATCCAAGAGGAATATTTGATTTTGGATTGGCGAGTAAAGGATTGTATGAAGAAAAAGAATATTTTTCAAAAGAGTTAGCTGATGAAAGCCCGGATGAATTTAATGGATATAAAGAAGTATTAAGTGGTTTAGTTCCGGATGAAAGAGTTGAATCTAAAATCAATACAGATCCAGCAGATATTTTAATTTATGGAGATGTTTCATTTTGGTATGTAAGTAGTAAGAGTAAGAAGAAATACATATTAACGCAACAAAATAAAAACCAAAGATTAGAAGAATTAAATGGATTGCCAATTGGTTCGATGAAAGAATTTTCGTCAACAATAAGAAGGTCTTATTTGATAACGGAAAAGAAAAGTGGAAAACCAAAAATGGTTGACTTGTATTTCCCTAAAAATCAAGGTATAAGTTTTGTTGCTTTATGTTCAATGATAATGGCTGTAAAATTCTTTGATTCGATAGGTGTTAAAACAAGGGTATTACTTTCTCGAATATATGAAAAATGGCCTTCTATGAACATTATAACTTACCCTGTTAAAGATTATAACGAAGCTATTGACTACAACGCAATAGCTATGGCAGCAGATGATAAATGGTGGGATGTTATATGTTTTTGCAATTCTCAAATTGCAATAAAAGAAATATCAGAATCATCACCATCTTCACCCCTTTCAGATTATAAGGCAGTAGGTTCTATTCCAATCAATGAAAGAAGTATGAATGACCTTTTTTGTAGGTATAGAAATTGGTATTTTGAAAGCATGGAAAAAGGACTTGTTCCTAAATTACAAATAGATAAGAAGTTGCTTATATATGGGCTTAACTACAATGTAAGAGGAAAAGATATTAAAGATGAAAATAATAAAAAAGCAACAATAAAATATTTTTATAAGATAATTGATAAAGTAGAATTTCAATTTTCAGAGCCATATGTTGTATGTTCAAGAATTTACAAAAGAATGGTTGAAGAAGAAATTCAAGAATTTATGAAAACTTTACTTTATATTAATGCTGATGATTCAGAAAAAGTAGAATTACTTAAATCGAAAAAAAATTATTATATAACCCAATTTAAGAATTATGTTCAGAACTTATTATTAGATTCATATATATATCCTGAAACAGGTTATTACGCAGAAAAAAAAGAAGATGCAATTAAGTTGGAAGAAGAATTAGATAGTAAACTTAAAATCTTATCTGAATTTTTATTAAAATACCAATAAGAAATAAAAATGAAACAAATAACTTTAAATCAAATTCAACTTTTTAAAGATTTTGTTACAAAACAAAATGCAATAAACGAAAGTAAAACGAGTAATTGTCGTATTGAACCAGTTGCTACATACAGAAATGATGGTGGTGATTTATTTTATTCTTATGTTTCGCATAATAATACTTTAGATGGTCCTGTTATTACCAATATGTTTATTGAGTTCTCAAACAATGGTAAAATGATAATTCTTAATGACATGTTTAGTTATGATGAATTAGTGTATATGTTCAAAGATTTACAAAAAATAACAATTTAATAAGATGGATAAGAAAGAAACAACCAAAGCCATAGAAGATATTTTAAAATTCAGAAATAATGAATTATTCAATATCCAAAATTCTAACCCAGAGGTAAAAGGTTTATTAGATAAATTGTTTATTGAAATTGATAAAGACTATGGTTCTGGAAAATTGGATCAATCTAAATTAGAAATAAAAGAGATTAAAGCTTTTGTAAACCCATTGCCAGAAAACAAGCTTTTGGTTTCTTCTTTTAGCCCAGCAATTATAGAATTAATAAAAATCAAAGCTTATATTTATTCCAAAAAAATAAATTCAAAAACTGAAATATACGATGTAATTGAAATAAATAGTGAAATAGAAAATCCATTTTTTTGGAAATGCATTGTTGATAGAACAATAAATGACTTGCCATTCAATTTAAGTCTTGTTTTGTTAAATCAAATCTTTAATGGAGAAGAAATACATATTATTGAAAAAGGTGTTATAGACCAAAAAATAATTAGAAATATTTATTTGAATCAAAATGAAACTTTTACTATTTTCTTCCAAAATAATTCCGGAAATGTAAGTTTTCCAAAATCTGATTTTTATAAACTTATTAATGGTTTAAATATTGAACAATTAGATTTTAGTTACGAAATACCAGCAATGAAAGAAGTTTCAAAGGTAGTGTTTGATAAGTTACATAGTTATAAATTTAAAACTTGGGATGAATTAGATAAAGAAGGATTAACACAATATGTAAAAAAGTTTAATAGTACATTAAATGGTTTTGTAGAAAAAACTTGGAAAGGTGTAGAAGATAAATTTGTACATAATTATTTAGATGATAATTATGTACAAGGTATAACAACATTGATGAATGGAACGCCCGGTGTTTGGTTAAATTCGAAAGAAATTGATGGGTTTGTATCAATTGAATACTTGAAATTATCAGGGAAATTTGTAGAAAATTTAATTGAAGAAAGCGAAGAAAAAACATCACCTGAGAAAAGTGAAGAAAAAAATAAAAATAAAAATGCATCTAAAAAAGTTGGCAATTTAGATTTTAGGCAACTTGAATTTAAGGATAAAAATTTAGCAGCACTTTTAGATTTCAGGTATTTTCAACAAAAAAGCCAGTCGATTCCACAAAGTGAATATGGCACACCTATTAATCAATATTTCTCAGGTGTTGATTCAAATGAAGGTGTTGGTTTTTGGTCAAAAGTTTTAGATGGAACTATCAATCAATTGCCAATAAGTACATCAACTGTAAGCAACCTTGATATTACTGAATTATATGATATTATTGGATCAAAATGGTTGAGTATAGGAGTAGGTAGATATAAAATTAGAGAATTTAAAATAGACCAAAATTTAAATTATGTTTTAACTATTGGATCAACATTAGAAAAGAAAACTTTCACACTTAATCAAATCACAGAATTAATAAATGGAAAAGAAGTTAAAATTAATAGTGAAACATTTAAAATATTAGATTTTGAAGATATTTCTGAATATGGAATGAATATATCAAAACAAGAACCCAAAACAAAAAAAGCTAAAGTAACACCATTAGTATTTGGAGATATATTTGATTTCAAGTTAAGGAAATTAATTGAACTTAGATTTAAAGAAGTATATAAAGTATCCACAGAACCAATTCAAGGTTATGAATTAAAAAGACTTTTAGAACAACCAATTTTGTTGAAAGAAGGTTCTGAATTTTGGAAAGCTGTTGCAGATAGAAAAATAACAAAATTACCAATTAGTGATAATGATGTTGAATTTAAAGACTTGGTTGAAATAATTAAATCATCAAAAAGTCTTGAATACAATTCAAATAAATACACTTTTTCTAAAGGTTCTAAATATAGAAGTGTAAATGAAATGTATAAATTTGAATATACAAATAATACAACTAATAAAATATTAAAAATTGTTATTTCAAAAAAAAATATTGTGGCTGCAATAAATAATGGAAAAGTTAAAATTAATGAAAAAGAATTATTAACATTTAGTCAATTTGAAGATATTAATAATGTTATGGAAAATATTTCACAAACAAAAAACGAAAATAAAATGCAAGAAAAGAAACAAGAACCTACACAACAAGTTCCATTAACTATACCAGTAGATAAAAAGCCAACAGAACGTAAAACAAAAGTTCAGAATGCACCTAACAAAGTAATAGTAACACTTACTTTCCCGGATGAATTAATGGATCAATTTAAAGCCATTATGGCTAAGAATACAACTGCAACCGAGAAAGCGGGTGATATGTTCTTGGCTGTAAATGATATTAAAAATAAATCCTTAATAGATAGTGTTTCTGGTAAAGACATTAAGAAAGTAATGGCTGAATTGTTTAACTGTGACGAAACAAGGGTTTACGATAAGATATGGAACGCAGAGAAAAAAGGGATGATTACAGGTGTTAAAGATTGGTGGAAGTCATTGAAAACTAAATAAATACAAAAAATAAAAAAAAAGAACTGTAAAATTATTAATTTTAAACAAAATTCTAAAAAATGGAAAATCAAGAAAAGTTAGAACAACTTAAAAATTTGAAAGAAAGGCTTAAATCTGCTAAAACACCTGAACAAAAGAAAGTAATCAGAAGAAGGATTGTTCAATTAGACGAAGACCAAATGATTGCAAAAACATTAGGTATTAAATCTGATATGACAGGTGGAATTGAAACACATAAATATTCTGATGGCGCAATAATAAGTGGAAAAGAGCATATTAAAAAATCATCTTATGATGAAGGTGGAAATATTATTGGAAATGGATCATATACATACCATGCGTTCTTTAAAAACAAGAAAATAGAAGTTAAAGCAGATACCCAATACGAAGCACAAAAGAAAGCAGCAGAGTATTTCAAAACAAAAAAAAGTTGGGAAATTTCAATACTTTTGGTTAAGAAAGGTGATGAAGATGTTAGTATTTTTAACACTGGTGCTATGTATGACAAAGGTGGAAAAGTAAAAGATATTGAATTCAAACATTCAAATCTTATTTTTTACGGATTTAAAAGGGACTTAAATGGCAATTCAATAGTTAAGATTGGATTTCCTAACCATGTAGCATTTACAATTCAAACAAATGCAGACTTGCCATTCACCCATTCAAATAGAACTTCAAATATTTCAGAATTGAATCAAGAAAAAATAAATAAAATTGAAAAAGAAATTGTTAAATACATAACAATTTATGGAAGCACTAATCAAAAGGGGAAATTGAAAATTTACAAATAATTACAGAAAAAAAATGACACCATCAAAAGATATTTTATACATGTACAATAGAATATGTTCTATTGCGAGAGATATATTGCCAAATTTTGATAGACAAATAAATCTTAAAGAAAAAGATTTAATGGGTACTAAAAACAATAATATTTCGATACTTATTTCAACTAAGAAAGAGTTAATACAACAAGGTGTTAATAGTGTTGGATTATATCTTGATGTAGATAGAATGTTGCTTAACGTACAAGTATTTGGAGGTGCTGGAGGTCAAAAAATCTATTTAGTTCCAGATAAGAATAATCCTAATGAGAAATATTTAGCATATGCAAGTGTTAAAGTTCCTTTTAGAAAACCACAACAAAACAAAGATTCAGTAATTAATGCAATTGAAAAGTTTTTTACCAACTACAAGTTATTGATGATAGAAAACAAGTCAAGATTGATTAAAGAAGATAAAATTGACTATGATTTTTTATTAAACGATGGAACTGAAATTTCTAAAAAAAATGATATGAAAGAGAAGTCTGATAAAAAACAAAAAAGTGGTTCAAAAAAACAACCAAGCATTGAACTTGAAAAACAAAGTAATTCACAACTAATTCCTTTTAAAAAACTTCACTTTTATATTGATTTGGGTAAAGAAACCAAAAAGTTTGAAGATTACAATTCTGCTGTTAATTACTTAAATACATTACCAACCCAAGAAAAGAAAGATGCACTTTTTTATAATGATGAAATAGTAAGAGAAAATGGACAAATGTTCATTGATCCAAGTAAAAAAGAGGTAATTAAGCCTATTGGTAAGTTGATAGAAGATGAAAATATTGAAGAAGCAGAGTTCGAAACTGATATGATGGCAACAGGTGGAAAAATTAAAAACCCGGACAAGATTGTCAAAGTAATGAAAGAATTAAAAGCAGGTAAATTGTACACAGGCGCACACAAAAAAGTTAATAAAAGAAAACAAGCATTGGCAATTGCACTATCAGAGGCGAAAAGTGACAACTATAAAATTTTTTAATTAGGTGTTTTCTATATAGATTTTAATAAGTATATTTGAACCACAAAAAAAACAAAAAAATATGTCGCAAATAGAATTAAGGTATAAGAAAGCACTTCAAGATTACAATCTTAAAGAAAGTGATTTATCGGAAGATGCCAAGATTGGCATCAAAGAATTGGCTAAAGTAATGCAAGCTGTAAGTATGGCTGAAAACAATGGTAGAAAGCCAAGTCAACTTGTTTTAAACAAAATTAAAGCAATGGACAAGTGGGTATTCTACGAAATAATTGACCAAGTACACGATACAGATAAAAATGATGACGAAATGCCTGTTCAAGCACAAGATGTTATTAATGATATAAAAAAAGACACAGTTGAACAAAAGATTGACACAAAAGGAGTTGCAATTGAAAGTGAACTTAAATCTTTAATTGAAGCAGGTGTTTCAGAATTGACATTAGAAGAATTGAAATCTAAAGCGAAGAAAACATATTATGCTACCTTTGAAAGTTACAAAGAAGGCGAAGAAAATGGTGTAGAAACCAGTCATTACCGGATTATTGAAAGTTCGGACAAAGTGTTTAAAATAAGTAAAATATAAAAAAAAACAGAAAGATGGTACAAAAATTCAATACATCAAGTTCGCCAGCACCGGTTGGTGGAACAAATGGTGGATCAGGTGATGGTGTTATTAAGTTAGTTCTTGTTTTTTTCGGATTATCCATAGGTGGTTACTTGTATAATAAATACATCTTAGAGCCAAAAAAACTTAAAAAGAAAGAAGAAAACAAAGAGTAATTTTTAACAAACATATCCCAAAATAGAAAAAATCCAGTATGAAAACATATTGGATTTTTCTATTTATTAGAGTATGAGTATTAATCTTGTATTTCTAATGACAGTAAGGTTAAAGAAGTGTACCACCTGCCATTTTTTTCATGCGAAACTGCATAAAATCTTGCGAAAACCTTATCCCCAACACTTTTACTTTTAACAAGTTCAATAAATTGAGGTTTTTTGGAAACCAAATTTACATAACGTGGATTTTCATGTCCACAAACTAAAGTAATGTTGCAATACTTTTCACCTTCATTTATTTGGTGAAGCTTACCTTTTATTTCGTTAAAATTTACTTGCCTTTCGTTTTTATTAAAATTCTGCATATTATCTTGTTTTAAATGGATTTTCACAAAAATAAAGGTTATTAACCAGTAAGTCAAAAGTACATTAATGTACACTATTTTTGTACATAAACAAATTGATATGTCAACACTATATAAGTTTGCAAAAACAGAATTAGATATTTTAATCAAGAAAAATCCAGACCATATTATTAAAGATTTTAAAGACGAGATATTGAATTTGGTTAAAAAATTCTCAAAGTCGGGTTTATCAGGTAGTTCAGCACCATTTTATGCATTGTCAATTAAAGAATGTATTGGAAATATTTTATCCTTTATGCCATTAACACCATTGACATTTTTGCCAAATGAGTTTGAAACTACAAATGATGCCGATTTTCAACAAAATAAAAGATTGAGTTCAGTATTTAAAGATATTAAGAATGGAAAATTTTATTATTTATATGCAATAACTTTTGAAGAACAAAGTAAGAACCCGGATGACAATTTCTGTTATTTTGGCAATGGCACACTTAAAAAGATGATAGTAGATAATAGAAAAAAGATAAAACATATATCTTCTGCAATGTACATTAAGACATTTCCTTTTGAACCAAAGACATTCAAAATAAAAGTAGATTCATATCACAGGGTTATAGATAATGAAGAATTAAAAGAAGTACTAAATTATTATGATGGATTTCTTGATACTTAAATAATGGAAGAAAAAGTAGAGTTAGAACAGTTGTTAAAAAATATTTCAAAAGGATTAAAGAAATATACCATTAAACAGTTGAATGATGGTATAGTTTCTTTTCTTGAAGAAAAAGATTCAAAAGCATCAGAAGTAAAATCAGTTCTTGACCTTGTGGCAAACGAATATAAAATTTCAGTTAACACTTTAAAGAAAAGTAATCCAAGAGGTGAAAGGACAGATGCAAGACATACAGCATATTGTTTAATGCATTTTTCTTTGGGTTTACCAATTAGGTATATAGCATCAAGAATTTTTAACACATGGCCTAATTCAGTTCAGATTGGAATTAAGCGTTATCAAAAAATGAATGAGTCTATTAAACCAGAAAAAGAGTTTTTAGATAAATATAGAAACATACAAAAGGAGTTATTAACATTAGTTCAAAATAAAAAATAAGGAAAATGGTTAAAGTATATAACAAAGCTGGAAGACCTAATTACAAAGAAATGAAGTTAATTCCAGCATTAACTGATGCAATAGAAAAGAAGATGGCTGCTGATCCATTATTCAGATTTACACCAGCATCTAATTTTGATGAATTACAACAATATTACAATCGTTATTGTATTGATCCAACACCTTACGAAGAAGTTAAAAGAACTGAACCAACTGGAAAAACTGAATCGGTTTTTGAAAGTAATCAAACAAAAACACCACCACCAACAGATACATTGGAAGATGGTGAATTAGACACAAATGCTAATATTGATCCATTAAATAGAGAAGAACCTATCGTAAGGGATTATGTTCTATCTAATGATTTGCCAACTGATGCAGAGAAAAAGAATGGGCAAAAACAAACTAAGACATCATTCGATGAACCACAAACACACGAACAGGCATTTGAAATGCCAAATTATGATGATGACGAAGACGATATAAAACCAAAGAAAGGTGGAGAAAAAGACAAGAAATCACCACAAGAACCAAAATCCGGTATAAATCCAACCGATCCAATTAATCCAGAGTTTAATACATTAGATAAGGCTAAAAAGAAGAAAAAAACGAGGGAATTGGCAAGTTATATTGTTAAAGCAGGTTCGGCTTTAACGAAAATGGGATTTATTTGGTACACAACAAGGAACATTACTGATGCCAAGTTGCTTGAAATGGAAGTTAGTGGAGATATAGATTTAAGTATTTTAGTCACACTTGACCAAAATACACAAGCAACCATTAAAGAATTTTTCATTCAACAAAGGGTACTCGCAGAAAAAGAATCTGAAATTGATGCAGAAACACAAGAAGACCTTACCGAATGTCTGACTGAAATTTTAATGCAAAAAGGTGTTGCTTTAACACCAGAACAAGAAATTTACTTTATTCTTGTTACAAGAGTTCTTTTACCAAAAACACTTACCGGTTATCAAATCGTAGCACAACAAAAAAGTATTATAACACAATTAAAAGAGTTAAAACAATCACAAATAAGTGGAAATCAGGAACCACAACAACCTGTTCAATCATCTGTTGAACCACCAAAACAACAAAGACAACCAGTTCAAGAGCCGATTAAAGAAAGAGTTGTAGAGAATGAATATTTTGACAATGGATCATTAGAGAAATCACCAATAGAACAAGTAGAAGATGCAATTAATTCAGGAAATGGATTACACACTTTGGAATAATGAAAATTATGTTTAAATTTAAAACTTTATTATAAAAAAAAGATGGCAACACCACAAAGAGAAGCAGGTATGATGTGCTGTGTTGGAGTGCAAGGTGTAGGTAAAACTTATCGACATATGCACACCATTAAAGACTTTGTTAAAGATAAATTCTACAACAATGTAAAAGGTCGAAAAGTTCTTATATACGACACAAATGGTGAATTCACACAAGAGCAATTTAAGAAAAATGATATTGAAAACATATCTGTTAAAAGGATTGCATTAAAAGACATTCACGATTGGTGCATGTCAGATTTGGTTGAAGTAAGAAGAATTGATGCAAAAAATGTTGGCATAAAAGAAAAGAAAATCATTCTTGAATACATTATTGCCAATTTTAAGAACGGATTACTTCTTATTGAAGATATAAACACTTACATTTTGTCTATTACCCATATGGAAGAAATTGTAGGTGGTATCGTTAATCTTAGACATAGAGCAGTAGATGTATTGATTTCATATCAATCATTAAGGGCTGTTGAACCTCGAATTCTTCAAAACAGCAGATGGGTTAGATTACATTATTCATCAGGTTTAACCGAAGATGTAAAAGGAAAATTAAATAACCCAGAGTTGTTTAAAATAGCAGAGTTACTTGTTAAAACAAGATATAATAATGGCGATAAGAGATTTATGGTTTATGTACACAATTTTCAAAATAAAATTGAAGGTGCATTTACCAAAAAAGAGTTTAAAGATGCATGTGCAATGTATTTAAGGCTTAACCAAAAGTTTATCAAGCAACATATGTTAATGCATAAAGTGGATAACGAAACAGCAGTTGAATATCTTACTAAAGGTTTTTACGAACAATATTATGGCAATAGTAATAAATAAATAAAGATGGAAAGATTAGTATTTTTTTTATTTATATGGTTAATACTTTGCATTATTGCATTGTTATTAATAAACTTTAGAAAAGATCGTAGAATTGCATATCAAGCTGTTTACGATATGGCAAACGAAGACTTAAAATCACTTTTTGTTCTTATTCTTGCACTACCATTTACTATTCTTTATTCTTTAAACAACATAATAAGAAAGAAGTGATATTAAACGATATTATTGATAATGCAAAGTTGGACATTGTTAATTCTTTACATTTGTTAGAATCGTTACAACTTAGGTTAAAACTGATAAAAAACGACTATTCATCAAAGCAAGAATACGACAAAAACGAAATTGACATTAAAGTACACCAAACTAAAATGTTAATTAATAAGATAAATTCAACAATAAATAAAAAACAAGAAGCTTTAATACTTTCATATAGTTTGTATATGAAGCACCTTGAAGATGTAATGTTATAAATTAATGGATCTTACTTGTGTTATTCTTATTTCAAATGGTCAATATTACCAAACAAGGTATAGCATTGAAACACTTTTAAACAATACAAATTGCCCAATTGTATTCTATTTTATTATTATTTCCAATAAAGTTGATTCAAGACTTGAAAAATATATAAATCACTTATCAGAAGAAAATTATATTGTTTTTGAGTATATAATTTACGAAGAATCAAAAGCTATTTTGTCAGAAATATACAACGATGCTTTAATACAGATAAATTCAAGCGAAATTTTCAATTACACTTGCATTTTTCCTTTTAATATTTTGGTTGACGAACACTGGTTGGAAGATTTAATATTTTGTTATGAGAATTACAATCAGGACTTAATTGAAAAGAAAACACCCGGAATATTGAGTATAAAAACGGATTTTGATAAAGATTTGGAATTAAGCACTATTTGGTTGAGTTCTAAAGACGATTATGAAGGTGGTGCATACCAAGTTTGGTTCAGAAAAAACAACTTTGTATCAGGTATAATGTTTTTTAAAATAATTGATGATATTAAATTTAAAAATATAGGTGCAGTTGGATTTGAAGAAGAACAATTTTCATTTGAATATTCTATAAATGGGTATTCAAATTTTTTCATAAGGAAACAAGTTGGAGTTAAATTACCATTAGAAAGTGAAGTAATATTTGCAAAAAAGAAAGCAAGTAACTACCAAGCATTTAAAAACTACGCAATACAAATAGCAAAAGAGAAAAATAAAAACTTTATACATGAAGATGAATTTAATTAAAACAGAAGAAGTAATCAATGAACAAATTGATTACGCAAAAAATATAATACACAATCCAAGCAAGTATAATCAAATTGAATTAAACAATGCTATGGAAAAGTTTTTGATTTTTCAAGAATCAATGTTTAAAATAACTTTCTTAAAAAACGATAAACTTACAGGTATTGATAAAGAAAATGCAATATCTTTTTTAAAGAATAATTTAACAAATGAAATTAGAAAGATTTCTGCAATTGTTTTAAATTCTTATAATGATTTAATTGATAATAAAAAAGAAGAACTTGCAGTAAGGGAGAAAGAAGAATACGAATTACTTTTAAATTCAATTTTTGAATTAGATAAAATTTAAACCAATGGAAGAAAAAAATACACGAATTAAAACAATGATGATTTATGTTAAAAACACAAACGATACACCGGTAGAAATAAGTTTGTTTAATGCTGTAAAAAACATAATAAAAAAACATTTATATCCAGAAGGTGTAATTATATTAAACCCAAATTTATCCGAAGAAGAAGATAGTTATGAAAAAACACTTATTTATAGTTTAACAAAAGAATGGCAATTTGATAAAATACGAATTCATTACGAGAATTTTACAGAAGAAGATAAGCAATCTTTAAATTTAAAATTAATCTATAAAGACTATTTTACAAATGCATCATATACTTGTTTTTTTAATAGAAAACTAAATAAATTAGAACAGGAAATAAATGGAATTTTAGAAGATTGGAATTTAAAAGGTAGTATAAAATCAACATCTGAATTATTATTTAAAATGCCACCTAATAGTGGTATATGTATTATGTTTTTAGTATATAATTGAGTTAATAAACAAATAAATAAAATTTAAAATGGAAAACAAAAATTCATCACCAGTAGTTAATGTTAAAATACCTAAAGTTTTAATTGAAATTTTAGTGTATGGAGAAAAGAAAGACCAAGAAAAGATTGAAAGATATTTAAAAGACTTACAAGAACAAATGTACACCAAAGATGCAGTTAAGAAAGTAAGGATATTTTTCAAAGTTGACAATGGCGAAGAAACAATTGAAGAAAAGAAAAAAGGACTTATCGAAAATTGCAAGTCAAAATATTATGTGTTTGGAGATTGTGAAAAATATAATATAGAAAAAGATTTTGTAAAGAAAATACTTTCAAAAATTAAAAAATTTGAAACTGCATTTACATCACTAAAAGAATCTGGTGTTATGGTTTCGAAGATTAAACCAGAAGAAAGTAAAGAAATTAAAATGGAAGTTTTAAAATAAATAATTATGACAAAACTGGATAAGTGTTTAGAAAACATAAAAGATAATGAAAAGTTATTTGAACTTTTAGAAAAGAAAGAGAAAACAATAAATCTTTTACTTCAATATATACAAGGTAAAGTTCATTCAGAAGATTACCAAAATGATATTAAAATAAAAGAAAGTCAAATTTATCTTTTAAGAGTTGATTTAGAATCAATAAACTATGAAATAGAATTATTGGAAATTAAGTCAAAAAAGATAAGTCAAAGTAAAGTTATTGGAGAAATGAATAGTTATTATGAAAATTTCTCAAAACAATTTCAAATTAGAAAAGATGAAATGGAAAAAAACTTCAACCAATTGATGGCAAAAGCAAACATTGTTCGTAAAACAAATACAATGATTAATAATCTTTTGTCTAAAACGAATTGGGATTATGTAAATTCAAACATAGAAGCCAAAGTTGATTTCTACGAGATTATTAAAAAGAATATTAAATGATTAGTTTACCTAAAATATTAGTTGCTGGTCCTACTCACAAAGTAAAAGACTATTGCTTTATTGATTGGATAAATAACGTAAAGAAGTTCGATTATCCTAATTTTAATATTTTATTAGCAGACAATACGGAAGATGATGGTTTATATGCTCAACACTTAAATAATACATATAATCAAACATTCGGGAACGATTTTAGATTTAAAGCTATTAATGTATTTAAAGAGAATAATATAAGCCCAAAAGAAGCCAAAAAAATGGGAGTATGGGAACGATTATGTATTTCGCATACATTCTGTTCAGATTATGTATTTAAGAACAATTACAGCCATCTTTTGCATTTAGAATCGGATATTTTTCCGGAACAAGATGTAATAGAGAAACTTTTGTTTCAAAATAAAATGGTAATTGGTTCAGTTTACTATACTGGTTCTGGTAGTTTTAGACATCCGATGGTAAGTATAGAAGTTCAAAATGCACCGGATAACTTTTCTTTTGTACTATTGGATCAGGGACAAATGTTGACATTCTTTGATGGAACTATAAAGAAAGTATCCGCTATGGGATTAGGATGTGTTTTGATAAATAGGTTTGTCCTAAAAAAAATACCTTTTAGGTTCTTGAAGAACTATGACATGGCACCTGATGGTTTCTTTTCAGAAGATTGTCATAGAAATAGGATTAATATATATGCCCATACAGGTTGTTTGTCAAGGCACGAAAACCAACAATGGGGTATATTTCGAATAGATTATAAATAAACTAACAATTAAAACAAGAAAAATGCAAGTTACAATCAAAAAGTACAAAGTACAGGACCTTAAATCAATCACTAATGGATTACATTCAATAGATAAATCATTTACTGATAAAAATTTTATTAAGATAAACGATAATGAGTTGGAGTTTATGTTTGACAATAAGTATTTACAAGCATTAATGAATCTTGTAAGCCAACATAATAATGGTGGTAAAGCAAAATTTATAACTAAAATTTAGTAAAATAAATTTTATAAATATTCTTTAATGTACAGTTCTTGTACATGCAGAAACCTTGTTTCTAAAGGTTTCTGCTATTATTAATCCAAATTCGTACAATAAAACATTTGTTACTGAATAGATATGTTATATAATTTTGGGTAAAACTAAAACCAAAAAAACATGTTTAAAGCAGAACATTTAAAAGCGGCTGGTACAACTTTAGTAGTTGTTCTTGTAGCACTTGCAATCCACCAAAAATTTGTTGCGCCTAAATTAGCACCTAAAGCGTAACAAATATATAAAATTACCCGGCAAATTGTTTTTCGGGTAAATTCTATCCAAGAGAAATCTGCATTTACCTGATGGTATTTTTGTAGAAAGTAATTGTATAGATAAAATGCCAATATAACATATCCACCAGTTTGGTGATTTGATGTTTCATCGGAAAAAACAATAAGAAAAATAAGTCAAATAAACAATCAATTAATCCAAACAAAATCAAAAAATGAAAAAATTTGAAAAAGAATTGGTAAATTACATTGATGGAACTGAAAGAATGTCAGGCTTTGATTCTTATGATTCAGCAGAAGGCGATATGTCATACTTCGATGGAGATGATATGTCTTATTTTGATGGAGATGAAGCATCAAATGCATCAGGTACAGCACATGCATTGTCAGATCCATATGTGATTTCTTACCAAAACACAAACACATCGGCTAACCATACTGTTGTAATCTTCGGTTACAATGATAATTTTGGAGCAAACAATTTCGGTAATTCTACTGATGTTGTAATCACCAACTTACAAACTGGCACTATTGCTGGTTATGGTCGTATGATTGCACAATCACAAAATAAACCATTCAAAATTGGCAAATGGAGATTCCAATCTTCAACACCAGCTCAATTACAAGTTACTTTACAAGTAACACACGTTGATGCCAATGGTAAACAATACATCACACCATTGAACTTGTCAATTATGCGTGATGCATATCAACAACAATCTGATTTATTGGATGTAACCAAGACTGTAACAGTTGATGGTAACACCTATATCAATTTCTTGTTGTATGCTGGAGCTACTGTTACAATTTCAATGTTCCCAGTTGCTGTATTGTCTGGTAAGGCAAGACTTAACGGAGGACACAATCTTAACACAGCACGAGCACCTCGCTTGTCTGGTAAGAATGTTGCACCAGTTATCATCCAAACCACACAAGATGTTAAAGGAATTACTAAAGGTTAATTTCTGATAACACAAAATAAGAAACCCTGACCTCTATATTGGGGTTAGGGTTTCTTTATAAATTCAAACATCAAAAAAAAATGGCTAAAAGCGATAAAAAAGAAATAACCATAATGACTTTGTTGGCAAACGAAAATCCAACAGAATCAAGGAAATTAATTGCTGAATACAATATGCCTGATGCCAGAAACTTTACTGATCTGGAAAAGAAATTAGAAGAACTTTATTTCGTCAAACACCCGGAAAGACAAAGTGAGATAGAAGCCAAATTATACGAACTACACCCACATAAAAATTGGTTTTTAAGATTGGCTAAAACGGATCTTCAAAAATTTAAGAAAATGGAAGAAAAAAGTGGATGTAATGGAGAACATTTTTCAGGTTGTGATGCTTGTAAGTACAAATACAATGACATTTCTGCAAAATTAGGACAATCCGATTCAGATGAATTTGAATATGCGAGTGGTAAAAGTAAAAAAGGAGATTCGAAAGATTTAGCAAATACAGAAGAACTAAAAAAATCTAACGAAATCAATAAAAATGTCTTAGTAGTTAGTATTGCAGCAGTAGTTGCTGTTAGTGTTATTGGAGTTATCATATACAAAATAAAACATAAATAAAAATGAAAGCAATTTTAATTGAAGATGCAAAGTTGTTAGTACCTAATGAAAAACATCAGAATTTCATTGAAACAAGTGATGTTTTAACAAAAGGAACGGAAATAGAAGGTGAACCAATAAATATAATCGGGTTAAGAAGAGGCGAACCATTTACATATAAGTTATTCAAAACAAGTAAAAATAATTTAATATACATAAAAAAGCTAAACCTTAAAAATCAAGAAAAAATGGCAAATTATTCAAATGCAGACGCAGGACAAACACCTACAAAAGTAAATTTAACATTACCTGAAAAATCAAATCGTCAAGAATTTATTGGTTCTGCTATTGGTGCAGTTGCTGGTTTCATTTACGGAAAATATCGTAAACACGACAATAAAAAAATTGCAATGTACATTGGTGTAGGTGCAGTTGCTGGTTATGCTGGTGGTTACTTGTTAAATAAAAAAAATAACAAAATTGCCATCACACCAAGTAAATAATTAAATTAACCAAAAATAATTTTCCTATGCAAGATGGAACAAGGATTATAACTTTAGGTGAACCAAAAGTTAAAGAAGTTGAAATTACTGCACTTATCATTAAAACTGATAATAAAGTTAATTCTACAATTGACACATCTAAAAACAATGGATCTTCTTTCGAAGAAGCATTTGGTTTACACACAATTAAACCAACTAATTGTCCAGAGTTTAGCAATGCAGTTGGGTTAGCACCTGTTGGTGGTTATGTTGCACCATCTACACCATCAGTTGCAAGTAAGTTGGGTTATAGTTCTGCACCAGTTACACCAATTGCACCAACACCAGCAGTTAAAGCTCAACTGCAAACATTGTTAACACAAGTTCAACAAGCTAACCTTGCAGCTCAAAATGCTCTGCAAAATGCAAAAAAAGCTCAATCTGGATTACCACCAAAAACAGATCCAAATGCAAAAGCTATTATTGCATCAGCAAAACAAACTACTGCAAATGCAAATGCAGAATCATTTAAACAAGCTACAATAGCAAGAAATGCAACAAATCAAATGTTGACTTTAGTTGGAAAACCAACATTACCACCAATTAAAGCACCAACAAAAATTGCAAACAAAATTTTATCATATAATACTACTCAAAGTAAAAATTTAAGTAATTTAACATTACAAAAAATACAACCAATTCAACAATCAAAACCAGCACCCGGTACTGTACCAGCATCAAGATTTGATGGAAATTATAGTAATGCTTCCGGAACACCAGATAAGGTTTCAAATATGATTGTGAAAGTTGGAGATGTATTATTTCCAATTGCAATTGTTGTAGTAGGATATATAATTTACAAGGAATACAAAAAATCTAAATAATAAAAAGATGGAAGGCACAAGAATTGTAAAATTAGGGGATGGTTCAACGATAAAAGATGTACAAATTTTATCGAAAAAAGAAACAGTAACATTCCAAGATGCATTTGGTAAGTATTCTAATGCATCAGGAAATCCAATTGCTACTAACAAAAACAAAAATGCAAAACAATCAGTTGTTGATCCAAAAGCTGGATTAAAGAAATCTGCTTTGCAAAATTCATTTGAATTAGTAAGAAAAGCGAAAGAGATTTTAAGTAAAGCAAAATCATTAAAAAATGATAATCAATTAAAATCAATTAAAAGTGAAATAGTAAATCACAAACAATTGATTAACAATCATCTTTCAAATATTTCAAAAATTGGTATTAAATCAGGTTTTGATGGTTTTTCCAATGCTCAGGGAGATACTACAACAAATTCTTACGGAACTACTGTTGATAATGGAGATGGAACATTTACAACTACTGATTCAAATGGAAATTCAATAAGTACAAATTCAGATGGTTCACCAATGACACCACAAAGTACTAATACATCTTCAAATCAAAATACTATTACAGATTCGTCTGGAAATACTACTTATGCAGACTTTAATAGCGATACCAATAAATCACAAAAGACAATTGATGATAATAACAATGTATCAAGTCTTCAAGCGCAAATACAAAACCTTAATAACCAAATCATTTTAATTAACCAAAATACTTTTGATTTGGGTCAGAGTTTAAATGCACCCGGACATAGAGGTAGAATTACTGATAATAATGCAAAAGTAGCAGCGAATAATTCAGCAATTACTTCTTTAAACGCACAATTAGCAACTGCAATAATTACTTTAGCAGGTGATATTGCACAAGATTATACTAATTGGAAAACTGCACAAGACATTCAAACACTACAAGCAGATATTGATACATTAAATCAAGATGTACAAAATGCTCAATCAACAGCAGACCAAGCCCAAAGTGATGCAAACACAGCACAAGATTTGGCTAATCAAGCACAAGCGAGTGCAACAGCAGCAACAAATGCAATTGCAAGTACAACAACACCAGCTGCAACACCTGTATCAACAGTAACCAATCCAGATGGTTCTACAACTACAACAAATAGTAATGGACAAGCAATAACTACACCTGTTGGAGTTAGTACATCGAATTTAGGAACACCTGTATCAACAGTAACCAATCCAGATGGATCAACTACAACTACTTATTCTACTGGTGCAACAGTTAAAACACCTATTGCAAACATAGCTTTGCCAACAACACCAGTTCCAGTTGACCAACTTACAGGGCAACCTGTTTCGCAAACAGGTAATTATCAATCAGGAACTTTAGATAATGCACCTGTACAACAACAAACAGCAATGGATGACTACCAAAGCAATCAATCAGATTTAGGTACTCAATCAGGTGATGGAAGTGATATGACAGATGGTAATGATGGTTCAGAAGAAGAATTCGATATGAGTTCAGATTTTGATGGTAAAGCAAACAATCAATTTAAACCAACTGACTTTCAAGGTTTTGATGAAAATAATTTTGAAGTTGAATATGAAAATGCAGAAGGTGTTTCAGTACAAGCAAGTAAACCAGTAGCAAAATTAGTTGCAGAAATAGGTGTTACTAAAGCGAAGTATGATGATTTACAATGGAGAATAGAACTTGCAAAAGAAAGACCTCAAGTATCAGATCCAAATGCATTATCAAAATTAGAAGAAGAAGCAGATAAGACTTTGGCTAAACTTAATGCATTGAATAAATTGTTAAATAATTACAAAAATGCACCTATTCAAGCTGGCGCACCTGATGCTAATCGTTTATTAGAAGTTGGTACAGTTAAAAGTCATATAATTACAATTGCATCTGCAAAGAAAAAAGCAAGATTGCAAGAAGTAAAAAGGATTAATTATGCAAAAAATAAAGCAAGAAATATTGCACCATTAGCAGATGAAAGTGAAGCTTGGAATTCAAATCATACAAGAGTTGTTGAAATAAATCCAATCACAAATAAAGTTGTTGAGTTTACATCAAATGCAACTGGAGAAACACCAAAAGCTTCCAAAAAAATTGATTGGAAAGTTGTTGCAATTTCTGCTGGTGTTGCATTGGTTGGAATATTTGCTTATAATAAACTAAAGAAAAAATAATTCACTATGAATTCACAATTTCATAAGTTTATTGCTCACTACAATAATACCAGCAATAATAAAGCAGGTAATATTATGATTGGTAAAGAATTGGGAAATATTCTTTACCATCATAAAAATGATTTTGTTTCATTATTAAACGAATCTGGTATTTCTGCGAGTATAAATACACCAAATCAAAAGTTGATTGATGATTATGTAGATAACATTAGTAATAATAAAAAACTTGCTGTTGGAACATCTATTTTACTTGGTTTGCACAACAAACAATCTGGATTTCCGGGCGCAACTGCGAGTAATAATAATACTATAAAATCAACTTTTAATATATTGAAAAACACTTTTGCAATGCACGAAAAGAAATCGAATGCAGAAGGATTTTCAAATGCACCCGGTGGCGATGCATCGGATGGTGGTGCATCGGATGGTGGTGGTTCTATTCTTGGACAAACAGCACAAGGTACTGCTGGTGGTGGTGTAGTTGGTGCTATTGCTGGTGCAATTGGTGGAATTGCAAATTTCGGTGCTGCGTCTGTAAACGCAAAAGCGAAAAAAGCAGAAGCAGACAACAAAATTTTCGATTTACTTCAAAAAAAATCTGATTTAAAAAATTCTATTATTTCGGGTGTAATTGGATCTGCACAAGCAGATAAAGAAGCGAAAGCAAAAGCAGAAGAAAGTAAAAAGAAAACATTAAGGGTTGGTTTAATTATAGGTGGTGTTGTTGTTGGTTTGGTGGCAATTGGACTAACAGTTTACTTTATAAGAAAGAAAAAGAAATAAGTAAATAAAATGGTAAAACATAAAACAACAAAATCAGAAGTTTGGAATAGGTATTTGAAATATATAAAAACACATCCCGGACAAAAGATTAAATATACCAAAGATTCATTATTCAAGACATTTGTAAAACAAAAGAGAAGTATAAATAATTTTCATCAGTTTAGTGGAGAAAATTTACCAATTGAATTTAAAAACTAATTAAAATGGCATTAAAAAGTTACATATTAACAGCAGATTTTAAATCACCTTATGTTGTGATGACTGGAAATCCAAGAAATCCACAAAAAGTGATGGCAAAACAATTTATAAAAGGCGAAATAGTTGATTGTGAATTAAAACACGCAAACAATAAACCAGCATTTCTATTGTTTAAAGGAACTTGTGTAATTCCATTAACCCACGCAAAAGAGTTGGTTGCAAAAGATGTTAAAGAAGAAAATTCAAATGCAGATGGAAAATCAAAAGATGATTCATCTGAAAAGTCATTTGAAATGGAAAGTAAAATTAGTATTTCAAAAAATCCAAAAGTTCAATATTTGGATGCAGTTGTTCTTGGTGGACTAATTGGATTTGGCGCAACATATATGGCTCAAAAGAAAGGTTGGTTAGTGACAATGGAAAAACACGCAAACTTTTATGGTGCTGGATTAGGTGCTGCATTAGGTCTTTATTTAGTTTATAGACATAAAAACAAGTAATATGGAAAAGAAACATCAAGAGTGGATCATTGCAAGTGTAATTGGATTTGTATTCGGTTTAGCATTTTGTAAACACTTCAAATTCAATAAAGAAAATATGAGTGGTTTTGATGGTAAATACATTGATTTATCAGGTCAAGAAGCACCATATTCATTAGCAGAAGGAAAGCATATTAATGTTCATCAAAGACCAGAAGTTCATGTAAATACATCACTTAAACATGCCAATGATGATGTAAATGATAGTCAGCTTAATCAATATTCGGGTGTTGATGGTAAAAGAAAGAAGTTGAAAACACGTTCTGAAATTAAAAAGGCAAAAAACAAAGGAATGATTGAGATTGCAGATTTTAATATGGGTAATTCATTAGATATTTTACAATAAAAAAAATGTCACTATGCTAACAGTAAAAACAAAAGCGCCATTATTTATTGGCACAAAAGCAGTAGCAAATTTTGATGAATTATATTCAGGTATTGATGCATCTTCATCTTCATCTGATATTTTATCATTTCAACAATGGTACAACACCCAAAACCCAAACAATCAAATTTTGACTGATGGAATTTGGGGACCTCAAACAAGTTCAGCTTGGAATTCAAGTTCTGATGCTTATTTGAAATTTATTGCACCAAAAGGAGTATTAATGTCAAGTCAAAACACAGGACCAATTAATCTTGGAAATGGACTTTACGACCTTAATGCACCAGCTAACACTTCAACACCTGTTAGTACACCAGTAACACCTGTTAGTACACCAGTAAAATCATCAAAAAGTTATTCGAAAAATAACACAAGCACACCACCATCAACTGAAAATAAATCTGAACATACAGTCGCTAAAGAAGTTGCTGGTATGGACTTAACAACTAAATTAGTTTTGGGTGCAGTAGGTGTTGTTATTGTTGCAGCAATAGTTACTTTGGTAATTAAGAGAAATAAAAAATAAACTTTAAATTTAAAGCTATGTTAGAAATTAAATCAGAAAAATCGCCAATTTTTTACAATGGTAAAATATATGGAGAAAACAAAAAGTTTAAACCATATAGAAGAAGTAAAAATGAATTTGTTTCAGCAGAAGGATTTTCAAATGCACCCGGTGAAGATGCATCAAATTCCAATGATAAAAGTTCACCAGCATCAAATTCCAATGCTAAAAGTTCACCAGCATGGATGGGTGGATTAACAAACTTGTTTAATTCTGCTGCACCATTAGCACAAAGTGTTGGTGCTTTGGTTGGAGGTGTAGAACAAGGCATAAAAGCAGGTCAATCACAACCAAAAGATGGTGTAAAACCAACTAAAGGTTCAGATATGCAATCAGGTTCAAGTTTGGATAAAAATGCAGAAAAAGGTATGGGAACAGCCACTAAAATTATTATATTTGCAGTAGTAGCTGGTTTAGCTGGTTTCGTTATTTATAAAGCAACGAAGAAAAAATAAAAACTATGGCATACAAAGAAATTTTCCATTCTGGCAACAGAAAATTCTGTTTATTCATCACAATTAAATGTGATAGTAAGAAAAATTTCAGGGTTTGGGCTGAGGATTTTGGAAAAAAAAATTCAAAGTATGCAGATAGGGTTATAGAAGTTGATAAAGAAAGGACAATTTTCTTTTCTTTCCCGGTTTCGCCAAAAGAGTTGTTTATAGGATGTGTTAACCCAAACAATCCATTGGACAATTCTTTTGAAATTAAAATCGAAGAAGGTGCTTTGAGAAAGTATAACGTATGGATTGACGCTCAAACCAACGACTTTTTAGATTTAGCCATACCTTTTGTTCAGACTTGTGGATTTAAAAATGCAAATTCACAAGGTTATATATTTGAAAATAAAGAGTTTAGCATTAATTATTTTGATGTAATTAGGGATCAGAATAATAACAATGCGCCAATGAGTACACCAGCAAGGATTGGACATAAAACAGGTAGAATTGAAGTTTCAAAATCGAGATTCGATAGTTATACTATTCCAATGAGATTAATGATTTTGTTGCATGAATATTCGCACAAGTTCAGAAATCCATCATTGGGATTAGAGATTTCGAATGAAGTTGGTGCAGATATAAATGGATTGTACATCTATTTAGGATTAGGATTTAGTAAAATTGATGCCATTTGTGTTTTTGCAAATGTATTCTTGAAAGCGCAAACAAATGAGAATATGCAAAGAATGAGAAAAATCAATGACTACATTGCCCGGTTTGAAAATCAAGAGTTTGCCAAATTGAATTAATCAATAAAAACATGGAAATATGGGTAGGCAAGGTTTTAAAGGCATCAACGAACAAAATTATGATTCATTGTCGGAAAGTTTATTTCCACCACTAAATTCTTTTACCAAGCCCAAAGAAGAAAATGAAATATTTGATGATTATGACTTTTCGAGTATGGAAGGTTCATCTTTCACAAATATATTTTCAAAATTTCACAAGAATTTAGAGAAAAATAAGATTGACAAAAATATTTTTGGTAGGGGTAATGGTTCTAAAAAGATTGTTTATGACCAAAATGGTAATCTTGTCTATTCAAATTTCGATTCTGCAACATCAGAAAATCAAGAACAGAAAGACATTTTTGGAAACACTAAAATAGTTCCAGCAGATAAAGTTGTTACTTTAAATGGTGTTACTTCTTTTAAAATAACCAAACCACAACCACAATATTCGCCAAGTAAGATTGGATATTACGAAGGTAAAAAACTTAATAAAATAGTTTTAAATATAAACAATAACGGACTTGTTAATTTCACAACAGAGTTATTCAATCCATCAGCACCATTAGATTATCTATACAGCACCAGTCAAACATTAAATGATAAAATTGGTGTTAATGGTTCATCAGAATTGAGTTATACAGATGTTTTATTTTCTTTATTAGCCAATCCAACCTTAATTGTAAATTCCACAATAACATCGAGTGTATTGAATGGAACTAATACAGTAAAAAATCAATTGGCTCAACCAATGACATTCGTAAATAAGAAGTTGAATGGTAATGTTGCAATGCATCCATCTAATATTGCATTAAATATTGACACTATGCAACCTCAAAACGACATAGTGTATTATGACATTGTTTCTTCTTTAGGAAGACCTTTTATTCCAGATGGAATGGATATAATTCAGTACACTATTCTTGCTGGAATGGGTGTAAATATTGCATTTTATTACAAACAAGTTCAGCTTAAAAAGTTATTACTTCAAGAAGCGAAAAATTCAGTTAAAATAATGTAAGTATGCCATTGCCATCAACAAAATATCCCAATAACATAAGGGTTGTTTCTGGAAGTTTAACACCTTTCAATGATGATGTCGTTCTTGAATGTGATACGAGTTCAGCACCTGTTACAATTAATCTTGATACTTTCCCATCAAACTATTGGTCAACAACTTGGAAGTTATTCATTTTAGATAATTCAAATAATGCAATTAATAACAATATAACAATTAATGCACCAAATGGTTATTTAATAAATGGGCTATCACAAGTAGTTATAAGTAATAATGGTGGTGGTGGATTTCTTGTAATAGGAAATAACCTTAACTATATTTGGACACAAAACACAGGCATAGTTCCATTGTACGATTCAGGTTGGAAATATCTTAATGGTTTCAATTGGATCATAGATTCACCGGGTGCAACATTGGCTACATCACTTAAACCACAATATAGAATTGTTGACAAATCAATAATTTTTAGGAATAATTGGATTATTCCATTAGCAGATGGTTCATCGAATGTAATACCATATCAAGTAACAGGTGGCATAAGCACATACGAATCTGCACAATTTGTTGCACCCTACTTGGGTTCTGGTGGTATTTCTAAATCAGATGGTGGTGCAATATTTTTTAATCAAGGTCAAAGGGCTTTAGATATAGCAGATATTCAGTATTTCCCGGATAATAACTACACAACACCATTTTTAATTGGCGAAAGAAGGGTTTTTACAAGTGCTGGTGCAAACTTTGAAGTTTTATTGAGTACAGTTGCCATTATGGAAGTTACATCAGATGGTGTAATACTTTTAGACTTGCTTTCCGATGCAGAAACAGGCATAAATGCTGGATGGAGTGGACTTGGATCAAGTAATTTAAGGTTTTTGACAAGTCAAGTTAAAGCAGGTCAATACATACCAGCATACATAAACATACCTATGGATTATGGTGGAGTTAACCCACCGGGATTTGCAACAAATATGACTGATTTATCAGGTAATATTGCAAACTTTTTAAGTAATCCAACAACCACACCTTTGCAAATAAAAGTTGCCAATTCAACAAATGCTGGTTCACCAGTTACACACTTATTGACTTTGGATCCTAACAATCCAAATCAGATGGGTGGATTTCAATTTAATCCATCACTTCTTAAAGCATATACAAACTAATGTTACCATCAACGAAATATAGCAACAACATAAGGTTGGTTTCAGGAACATTGACACCTTACCCGAATGATGCTGTCTTAGAATGTAAGACAAGTTCAGGTCCTGTTGTTATAAACCTTGACACTTTTACGAAAGGGTATTGGTCAAACCAATGGAAACTTTATGTGTTCGACCAATCTGCTTATGCATCAGTTAATAATATTACCATTAACGCACCTATTGGTTACACTATAAATAACCAATCACAGGTAACAATCAATAATAATAATGGTGGTGGTTATGTAATTATTGGAGATAATAATAAGTATTTATGGGTTTCAACACAAGGCATTTTACCAGTTTACGATTCGGGATGGACAAGGATGGTTGGTTTTAACTACATACCAGACACATACGATACTTATGGTTTCCCAATCATAAATCAGCCATTGTATAGAATAATAAACAAGACTATACTATTTTCTAATTCTTGGATTGTTCCATTGGATAACTTGGAAGGACATGTAATTAATTATAATAGCCAAAACCCATCAAATTATTCAACTGTTTATTGGGGCAAACCATATACAGGAACAAATGGTGGTGTTTTATTAAGTAATAGGGGAACTTTATATTTCAATAATGGATTACCAGTTATTCAAAATAAAAATCATTGGCCTGATTCTACTTATATGACACCATTTATGTTTGGTGCGAGAAGGGTAACATTACAAGATTCAGTAACTGAAATTTATCACACTTCATTAAGTAAGATAGGTATAGATAGTAATGGTTGTGCTTTTATAAATTTGTTGAGTTATTATGAAATGGGCGAAACAGCATTTTCCAATGGTAACTATGCTGGACTTGGTTCAAGTGTATTAAGGAAATTTAATTCACAAGTTTCATATGGTGATAAACCACCATTGTACATCAACATACCATCTGGTGGTATTTATCCTAATCCATCAAATTATATCACAGACCTTTCTAACAACGAAGCAGATTTTTTAGGAAATCCAACTACCACACCATTGCAATTAAAAGTAGGTTCATCGAGCAACACGAATTATGCATATAATTTAAATATCGATCCAGCCAATCCAAATCAGATTGGTGGATTTGTATTTAACCCATCATTACTAAATGGATATTTAGATCCATCAGCAACACCCAATATTAATAATCCATATCTTTACTAAAATTTTTCAAGAAATGAAAGTAGATCCAACAACAAACATACCTACCAGTTCTTCTAAATCAGAAGATTGGGTTAATTGGTATGACGAATTAGAAAGTAATTTTGGTTCTTCACAAGCAAAAGCTTTATTTTTAAAAGCTTGGAAGTTGCGTGGCAATCAAAATGCTAATGACTTAAATTTAAGAACATACCTTAAAAATAAAGGTGTAGTTATTTCAGAATCGGGTTGGGATAAGATAGTAGATACCGGTGCTGGTGTATTTGATGGAATATCAGATATGTTTCATATGGGCAAATACGCAGCAATAGCAATTGGTGGAACTATTATTGTTATTACTGGAATATTGGTTTACAACATCGTAAAAAACCCAAATAAAGCAATTGGAACAGCAATTAAATACGTTAAATAATATGCAAAGAAAAACTAAAATAATAATTGCATCAATAATATTTGTTGGTGGATTAACGACTTACTTGGTTTATAGGAGAACGCAAAAAACTAAGTTGATTACAAAACTAAACGACATCTTGGATGCTAAAATAAAAGATCCATCAGGACAAAATGGTGGGCAAAAAATAATCACAGCAGATGTTTACAATGCATTACCAGATGGTGTTTTTCCAATAAAATTTGGTGACGCAAGTAAGAAAGTGTACGACATTCAAAGGTTATTGAATAGCAAGTTTGGTAGTTCATTAGACCTTGATGGCAAGTATGGTGAAAGCACTTGGGAAATAATGTGTTCTAAAATTTGGAACACAGGTTGGTTCACAACAACTGCAACTGATTGTTACGACACAGACTTTAGTGGTATTCATAAGAAAGCAATAACACAAAAAGATTACGAATCATTAAAAGCATAAGGTTAATGACCTTTAAATGGGCTGAATAAGCAAAACAACAAAAACAAACAATTTAAAAAAAAGAAAAATGGAACTACACAATTTAACAAACGCAGTTAAAAACAACGCAATTGGTGCTGTTGTTGGTGGTGTTGCAGGTTTTTATGTTGCTAAAAAACGATTTAACGTAACACACAAATGGCATTTGGCTTTAGCTACTGCTGTTGGTGTTGCAGTAGGTGTTTTCGCACAAGGAAAAATCGCAGCAAAATCATCAGTACCAACTGCTGGAACAATTAATGCTGGAACTACAACAGTTACTGCACCAATTGTTACAAAGTAATTAATTCAGGTCTTTGCTGTACAATAATACATCAAGACCTGAATTATTTTTTTAATTAATTTTGATTATGGCAAGTTACGAAAGCGCAATACCATATATTCAAAAAGCAGAAGGTGGATTATCTCGTTCAACGACAGATACTGCATCGTCTAATCCATCCCCATATACCTACAATGGTGTTACCGGGTGGCATACCAACAGGGGTGTAACGTGGACAACATTTGTCAACTTATCATCACAAGCTGGTTACGCAGTTACGCAAGATAATTTTATCAATATGCCAGATAGTATTTGGCTATCAATATATAAGATTGGTTATTGGCAACCAATGTCTGGTGACTTATACAACAGTCAAAGTATTGCTAATGCAGTTGTTGACTTTGCTTGGGGTGCTGGTGTATCTGGTGCTAAAAAGGGTTTGATTAAGTTCTTATCTAATAACGGAATTAATGCAACTGATTCTACATCTATTGCACAAGGTTTTAATCAACTTGTATCAACACAAGGTGAAAGTAAGACATTTAATGACCTTATTGATTATAGAAAAAATTGGTTCATTTCATTAAATCAGCCATCAAATCAGAATGGTTGGTTGAGTAGAATGGAAACTTTAAGGCAACAAGGAATAAATCTTATTGGTACAGAAGTTGAAGCTGGTGTACAATTTGTTAAACACAACATTTGGCTTACTGCTGGTATAACTGTACTATTTATGTTTAGTTTAGGGGTAATATACAATAAATTAAAAGAAAAGTAAAATGGACAAGAAAAGAAAAAAAAGATATAATCACTATTCAAATATGGATGGTGAAGTAATTAGTACGGAAATTTTATCCGGAATGAGTGATATGCGCCAAAATCACATAGATAACACCAATTTTTATCCATTTGATGGAATAAAAGTTACAAGTGTTAATAACGTATCGCCAGACACAACTACATCACAAGATGGAGAAGAAATGTCATATGCTGGTGGATTTTTTGGTGCATGGGCTGATTCAATCCGAGCAAAAGGAGAAGCAGAAAAGATTAAAGCACAAGCAATGTCTGATGCAGCGAAAGCTTCATTAGCACCAGACACAACAAGTTTAGATCTTGTTAAAGAACTTAACAAAGGCAACAAAACAACCGAAACAGCACCAAAAACAATGTCATTGGGTGCTAAAATTGGTATAGGTGTACTTGTGGCTGGTTTTATTGGAACGACAATCTATCTTATTGTACGCAAAAAGAAAAAGTAATGAAACCATCTCAAATTAATTTCGATGATTTGTTGGTGATAATAAATTCTGATGATAAAGAATTTGTCCAACATTTGAAAGAAATAATTAATAGAGAGTATAATTTGAGAAAAAATAAATTGCGTAGGGATGCCATTCCTAAAACACATAGGTGTACTGGTATTCCATCTTTTTGGATAGGCGAAACCCTAACATTTGTTAAAGATAGAATCACAAATGGTAGGGTTTGTGATTCTTGTGGTTCAATACATCCAGAAGATTTGATTACTATTTTGAATAAAAAAGGTACATCAGCAATAGAATTTTCGGAAAAAAACTACAAATGGTACATTAATAGAAATCAATTCAAGTTTTATCGGAAGCACGACACTAAAGAGTTGATAGATTTAGTCAATAATTTAATAAAATCTACATGACACAAGCAGAATGGGAAAAACTTACTTTAGATCAGAAAGTAACCCGGATAGATGAAAATCTAATAAAAATGAGAAATGCACACTTTATTCAACTTTCCCTTGTAATATTGGGTGCATTGGGTGTTTTAGCAATTGTAGAATCAAGGGCGAAACATTATTTGAAAGAAGTTAAGAATGGTTTAATAAAGTAAGTATATGAAAATCAAGCCTTTATATATAATCTTACCATCAATTGCACTTTTGGGTTCTGCAGGTGTATGGTTATTTCTGCAATACAGGAAAATAACCAACTATACCATCAAAATGAAGAGGATTAAACTTAATTCTATTTCATTAAATAAAACCGATTTCGACTTATACATAGCATTTGACAACAAAAGTGACTTAAAATTTGAAATAACATCTATTTCAACAGATGTGTATATGAATGGAAAGTATTTGACGAAAGTTCAGAATTTCTCTAAAATAAGGATAAATCCCGGTCCTGATAATCTTATTTCGGTTAACATAGAGTTCAACACAACCGATGCCTTAAATATAATTAATTCCAACTATGGCGATTTGATAAGCCATCAAGATAAGATAACACTTAAAATGGACAACAAAATAGGTGTTTCTTTATACGGAATACCAGTTTACATACCATTCGTTTATGAAACAACACTAAAAGATATGCTTACTAACTAAGTAAACATATTTTTTGTTAAATTTGTTTCCAAATATTAAAACGAAAAATTATGTTTGGTGACTTACTAAAAAGCTTCATCTCACCAGAAGATAAAGCTAACGCAATTGAAGAAGTAATTAAAAACGCATCGCTAAGGATTTCTAAAGAGTTAGGAGTTCCTTACAGTGATTTTATCATTGCCATTCAGATCCACGAAAAGACTAATGAAGATGGTGAAGTAATTCAAATTCCAAAATATTTCATCAACAAGAAAGGTCCTAATGGTGGGATGGTATTTGTCAGAAAACTAACCATTGAAGAAATCTTACAAGAATAAAATATTTAGAATATGGGAATATCGCCAGATTTAGCCAATAGTAAATACGTTACAGGAGTTACTTATTACGCAGTACAAGGTTCTGATAACATTCTATCTATTGATACATCTGTTAATCCGGTAACTGTTTACTTACCAAACATCTTACAAAGTGGATTAGATTTATTTCCAAAAACAATAACAATTCTTGATGCCAGTGATAATGCTGGTACAAATAACATAACCATTCTTGGTATAAATGGTGATGAAGTAAATGGTGGTTTACCAACAGTAATTTCAGTAAATGGTGCTGGTGCAAAATGTAGCATTCTGGGTAAAAATGGATGGATAGTTGCACAAACAACTGACGACCAACCCGGTATAGCGCATGGAACAGGTACACCACCACAAATAGTTGTTTGGGATGGAACAACCCATATAAGGGGATATAATGGAGTTAATGCGAACGCATCAGGTATTTACTTGGGTTCTACACCATCAACAACACTTAATCCTTTTAACATAACCCAAAATGCATCGGGTTATTTAATTTCGAGTATAGCCAACCAAAATCCTGTTTACGGTGCTATCTATGAAGTTAATAGTGACAATGGCTCACTGGTTATAACTACTTATGGTTCGACAAGTGGTGGTTTCGGATTGGCTCAAAGTGGTGATTCTGCAATAGTTTCTACCAATAACAACTTGATATTAGGTGCCTATAATTCAGGTGCCAACATATTATTTTCCGCCAATCAAGGGCTTGAATCTTGGCGAATGAGTTATGCTGGGTTTACCAACACAGGCGCAGACGCACAAGGTTTTATCCATTTAGCAGCAGGTAATTCTGCAATACCAGCCATTTTACTGACATCTTCATTTGATCCATTGGCAACACAAAAGACAGGTGCTTTTGAGTTTAATGCCAACGTATTATATTTTACACCCAATGGAACACGATATGCAATTGCATACACTAATGGAGGTCAAACATTTACTTCTGCAACATGGAATGCAACTAAAATAGGCACAATATATGGTGGTACAGGAATTACATCTTACAACACAGGTGATATAATTTATGCATCTGCAACAAATACGTTAAGTAACTTACCAGCCGGTACTAATGGTTATGTGCTTCAAATGGTTGGTGGAATACCACAATGGACTGCTTCTGCTGGTTCAGTAACTTCCATTTCGGTAGTTTCGGCTAATGGATTTTCGGGAACAGTTGCAAATCCAACCACAACACCATCAATAACTTTAAGCACAACCACATCAGGTGTTTTAAAAGGTTCATCAGGTTCTTTAGTCGCTGCAACAGCATCGGACATCATATCTTTCCAACTTACAGGTTATGTAAGTACAACAGGTACAATAACACCTTCTGACACCATACTTTCAGCCATTGAGAAGTTGAATGGCAACATTGCTTTGCTCACAGGTGCAGTTGTTTATAAAGGACTTTGGGATGCATCAACCAACACACCACATCTTACATCAGGTGTAGGTACATCAGGTTGGCTTTACATAGTTTCAGTTGCTGGTAGTACAAATCTTGATGGCATAACACAATGGAATGTTGGTGATTCTACAATTTTCAACGGAACTGCTTGGGATAAACTTGATGGAGTTGCGAATGAAGTTTTATCAGTATTTGGTAGGACAGGTGCTGTTGTGGCTACATCCACAGATTATTCAGGAATAGCAATGACAGGTGTTAGTTCATATAACGGACTTGTGGTAACACCCAATACAGGAGTTATAACAACAGGTTCTTGGAATGGAACTACAATAGGAACACAATATGGTGGTACAGGACTTACATCTTTTACCCAATATGGGTTAGTTTACGCACCAACTACTTCATCTTTAGGTCAATTAGGACTTGGAACAGCAGGTCAAGTGCTTGTATCTAACGGAACAGGTTCAGCACCATCTTTTCAAACATTAACTACTGGTGGAACAGTAACATCGGTATCGGTGGTTACAAATCAAGGTGTTAGTGGTTCGGTTTCTAACCCAACTACTACACCAGCCATCACCTTATCACTTGGTGCAATTACTAATGTTATTTCTTACAACGGACTTGTGGTAACACCAAATACAGGGGTTATAACAACAGGTACTTGGAATGGTTCAGTAATAGGTCAGACATATGGTGGAACAGGGGTAAATAATGCCGGAACTTTAACTTATGGTTCTAACAACATAACATTTACCACATCAGGAACAACTTCACTTACTTTACCAACATCGGGAACACTTACAACAGGAACTGGTTCAGCCAATTCAGTTGCTTATTGGAGTTCAGCAAATAATCTGACATACAACAGTAATTTTACTTATAATGGTTCAACTTTAAGAGTTTATGGAAGTGGACAATTAATGTTAGTTTCTGCAAATTATAATAATGTAGCTTATCTTGGATTTAACAACATAAATTCTGGCAATAATTCAAGCGCTGGTATTCAATTTCTTTCCGATACCGGGTATATTTCTTGGTTTTACTTAACATCATCAGGTTATACATCATCAGGAATAAACACAGCCAATACATTAGTACTTAGTGCTTATAATACACTAAACTTGGGTTCATTAAATTCAGGTGTAGGTTTTTATATCAATAACCAAAGGATTGCATATATTGATAATAGTAAAAATCATTATTTGTCTAACTACTATGCAACACCAATAAATTTAGATAAAGCAGCAACAAATGGTTTTGTATATCTACCAACATCAGCAGGAACACCAACAGGAACACCAGCTTCATTACCAACAGGTCAAACACCAATAACATTTGATTCTACGAATGGAAATCTTAATGCTTATTTTGGTGGTTCTTGGCACACACTTTCTTTCACATCTTCATCAGTTACATCAGTCAACACAACCACAGGTGCAGTAACACTTACAGTTGCCAACATAGGAACTACTTTAGGTTACGATGCAACTATAAAGACACAACTTAATATACCAACAGGAACTTCTACCATAACAGGATTGATTTCTGCAACAGATTGGTCTAATTTTGAAATGGCATACACCAATATGATTACTTCTTTAACAACAACGGGTAATTCGGGTTCTGCTACTTTGATTTCAAATGTATTAAACATACCAACATATACACTTTCAGGACTTGGTGGACAACCATTAAATTCAAACCTTACATCATTATCAGGTCTTTCGTATTCTTCTGCATCTTTTGTAAAGATGACAGGTGCTAATACATTTACTTTAGACACAAACACTTACGTTATTTCAGGTGGTTCTGGTGCAACAAATAATATTGCCTATTGGTCATCAGCCACAACATTGGCATCGTCTAATAACTTTCAATATAATCCAAGCACAAATAAATTTGCTGTAGGTTCTTCATTAACAGGTTCTTTCTTAAATTTTGATGGAACTACTGGTGGTAATGGTATAGCTCAATATGCTTATTTCCTTAACACAGGAACAACTAATGCAATAATTGGTTCTTTTAAAACAGGTTCATCAGCAGAATTACAACTTGGAACATTTGGAACTTCATATGGATCATCATTAGGTATAATTGGAACAGGAGATTCATTTGTTCAGGCAACCGGTAATCTTGCATTATTATCTACTAATGGTTCAATTAAATTCTCACCGGGTGCTTCATCAACAAATACAGAAGTATTCAGGATAGATACAGTTGGTTTTAATAACGTAGGTTCTTCATCAAATGCTTTCATTCAGTTGAAGGCTCAAACAGCACTATATGCACCAATCTTATTGACAAACACAAGTGCAATAGCACTATCAAGTCAAATAACAGGTGCATTAGAGTTTTATGGAAACAATCTTTATTTCACACCCAATGGAACGAGATATGCAGTTGCATACACCAATGGAGGTCAAACATTTACTTCTGCAACGTGGAATGGTTCAACAATAACAGTTGGTTATGGTGGAACAGGAATAACTTCTTATTCACAAGGTGATTTATTGATTGGAAATGGTTCAGGAACACTAAGTCAACTTGGCATAGGTGCAAATGCTTATGTATTAACTTCCAATGGAACTACTGCATCTTGGCAACCAGCATCTGGTGGTTTATCCCCAACTTTACCAACGAATTCTATATTTATTGGTAATTCTTCAAACGTGGCTACACCTGTTGCTATGTCAGGTGATGCATCTATAACTTATTCACCCGGTTATGGTTCTTTAACAGTTTCTAAAATAGGTGGAAATCCAATATCAGTTGGTGCTGGTGGTTTAACGATAGGTGCTGGTGGTTTTACAACAGTAAATTCAAATACAATTACATTAACCGCAGTAGGGTTAACAAATCTTACTCTACCAACTTTTGGTATAGTTATTTCAACTGCAAATACTTGGACTTACAATTGGGGTTTAACAGGAAATGTTGGAACAACAGCCGGAACTAATTTCATTGGAACTACTGATGCAGTTGATATTGTTTTTAAAACAAACAATTCAGAAGTAGGTAGGTTTAAATCAGGTGGTGGATTAGCAAATGTACCATCTTACAATGGACTTGTAATAACCCAAAATACAGGTGTAATAACCACAGGTACTTGGAATGGTTCAACAGTAGGTGCAACTTATGGTGGAACAGGAATTAATACATACACCACAGGTGATATGATTTATTCAAGTTCTACTAATACCTTATCAAAATTAGGTGTAGGTTTAACAGGGCAAATACTTACAATTAGTGGTGGTGTACCAACTTGGCAAAATCCATCTTTTGTTCCTTACACAGGTGCAACAAACAATGTAAATTTAGGAACATTCAACCTTACAACATCAAATTTATATGGTGGTTCAACAACTACAAGTGTATTAACCTTAAATTCTACATCTAATGCTTCACAAGCATCAGGAAGTGCAGTTGCATTTGCGATAGGTACTGGAACTGCTGGTGGAGTGACATGGGGTTCAACAGGACCATCTTTGGGTAATGTATATCTTGGTTATCAAACACCTGTATTGACTTTATCAAATTACTATAACGTAGGATTAGGTTTTCAGTCACTTAATTCGATAAATGCATCAGGTTCTAAAAATGTTGGATTGGGTGCATTAACAGGTGCTTCTTTAACTTCTGGAACAGATAATATATTTATAGGAAATCAAGCTGGTCAATCAACTATTACAACAGGTTCTTATAACATATTAATTGGTTCAGGAACAGCAGTAAGTGGTTCAGGTCAATTAACATCAATAGCATTGGGTAGAGGTACAACAGTAACAGGTTCAAACCTTGCACAATTTGGTAATTCTACCTATGGTTATAATTTTGGATTCAATAATGCAGCAAGTTATGCTGTTCTTGAATTAAATCCATCGCCAAATATTTTATATCGAATCGATCAACCAAAAGCCTTTTGGATTAAAAATCAAACATACACAGATGGAACAACATCGGCTGGTACAGTAACAAATGGAATTATTGCAAGAATTGGAACACCAACAATGGCAACATCTACAAATGCCATTACTGTAACAAATGCGATAAGCTTATATGTTGACATTCCAAACAATGGTGCTAATGTTACATTCACAAATACCTATTCTATTTGGGCAACTGGAACTATTGCGACACCAACACTTAATTTAACTAATGGAACATATCAAACAAATTTAATACAATCAGGAAGTCAAACTTCAAACTATACACTTACATTGCCATCTGCTTTACCAGCATCGAATGGATATGTATTAAGTTCAACAACTGCTGGTGTTATGAGCTGGATTTCACCACCATCATCAGGTTGGTCATTGACAGGAAATAGTGGTACAACAGCAGGAACTAACTTTATAGGAACAACAGATGCTACTGATTTAGTTTTTAAGACCAATTCAGTAGAGTATGGCAGATTTATAAGTGGGGGTGGATTTAAAATAACTGGTGCAGGTTCATCGTCAAGCACCAATACTTTGCAAGTATTGAATAGTTCTTCTACTAATTTAATGACTATTAGGGACGATGGTCATATAGGTATTAATACTACTCCTCAAAATCCTTTATTAACAATTGTAGGTACGGATAACACAAATGGTAATTATACGTTTTGGGCGAAAAGTGCAAATGGTAATACTACACTCTTTTGTAAAAACGACAATACTGTTTGGATAGGCTCTATTTCTGGCGGAATAGGAGGAACTTTAAATGTTACTGCTTCAACGCCATCTATTGCCGTAAATACAACAGGTTCAAGCACAAACGGTCAAATTGTTTTTGGAGGAAACGGATTTAATACCTATGTAGGTCAAGCTTCAAGCGGATATAGTAATATTTATGGATTTTCTAATTCTTCTTATATTGCTAATTTATCATCTATTGATATTGCCTTAAAGACGCAAGGAGGAAAAATTAGATTAGGTTATGCAGACACCAGAACGGACGTATTGACAATTAATACTTCAAATAGCTTTGCTGGCATTAACCAAACATCCCCATCTACTGCATTACATGTAACAGGAACCGGTTCAAATGCAAGTACATCAACTTATACTTTTAGAACAGAAAGTAGTAATAATGTGGCATCTTTAATTATTAGAGATGATGGTGCAATCGGAATGGGTACTTCACCTCTAACAAATTGTAGAACATATATTCAAGGATTTGGAAGTAATAATACAACAGTAGCACTTAGGGTTGACAATTCATCATCACAAGCAAATTTTAGGGTTTATGACGATGGTACAGTATATGCTTCATATGGATCATTAACAGTTGGAAATAGTTCATTGGCTTCCAATTCAGTTGTTTCAATGACTACTGCTTCAAGTCAAGTTTCAAGATTTTCACCAACTGCTGGTACAACAAATGGTGAATTCGGTTCAGTTGGTAACACCTACGGAAATTTAGGTAATTTAGCACAAGGTTCTGTTTATATTGATAATACTGGTGGTGGAATAACAATGGTATCTTCAAGGGGTGGAACAATTCAATTTGGTTCATTAACTGGAACAGTAAACATTATGCAAATTGTTACAGGAACTTCAAAAATAACTATGAATGGACAATTGAATTATAACTATGGTACACCATCAGCTGGTTTAGTGATGACATCTGATGCTTCAGGCAATGCATCTTGGGGTGTTTTACCAACTGCTGGTGCATCTGTTGGTTCAAAAGTTTACGCAGCAATTAACTTTAAATAATTAAATTTGAACAATAATTTAATATAAAATGGCACAAAACATAAATCCCATTTTCGGCTTAGTACCAAGAATTGGTAGGGCAAGATTAACAGGTCCAAATACAACATCAGATGCTTCATCTACAACAAACTTGGCAACTTTATTAACAGCAGGTTCCAATGGTACAAGGGTTGATGAAATTAGAGTACATAACTCACAAGCAACAGCAGCAGTTTCAGCCGCAATGGTTATAAGAATTTGGACATATGATGGAACTAATTATACATTATTAGACGAACAAGCTTTGCCAGCTGCAACGAGAAGTGCAACTGTAATAGGTGCTTATATAGTTTTTAGTTATCCGGGTGGATTACTTATTCCCTCAGGTACATCTTTAGTTGTAGGACAATCAGTTTATAATACTGCTTCTGACCAAAATGACGTGATAGCAAGGGCAATTGATTATTAATATTTTTTTATGCTACAACCTTTAGGATATGGACATGAAATAGAGTATGGTTCAGATACTTTCGATGGTAGAATGAGCTGGGCATTGCCAAATAGACCATCTTTAGTTACGAATGAATTACTCAATAATGAATTTATGGGGTTTGGTGTTTCAAAAGGAAACTTTTCACCAACAGTAAATTTATCTTTTGATTATCCCGGTAGTATAAAGTCTAATGCAACAACTTTTACAAATGCATCAATAATTACATCTAACCATAGTAGTGGTGGTGGTTATAGTGGTGGATTAGTAGGTCCAGATAACTTAATTTACTTTATACCAAATTCTGGTGGTGCATATTATATATGCCAATGGAATCCATTTACAAATACTTTTAAAGAAGTAGGTGTAAGTATGTCTGCATACCCAACACTTGGAGCTGTTATGCACCCTAATGGGAATATTTATATGTTCCCTTTTCAATCTGGAACAAGAGTATGGGTATTTAATGTATATAATCAACAACATACTTATCTTTCGACTTCTTATCCTAATTCAAATGGTTGTTATGGTGCAGTAGTTGACCAGTATGGAATGATATGGACTGGTATGTATGGATTTTTAGCAACAGGAAATCCAGTGAAATATAATCCATACACAAATACTTTTACAAATTATTCAACAGTAGGTCAAAATGCATATGGTCCTCCAATTTTAATGCCTAATGGAAAAATTGCGTGGTTTCCGTATTCGATAACAAATACAGCAGATTATGTAATAACTGATCCAACAACAGGAATATCAATTGCTTATACAATTCCATCAAACTTGATAGCGACTTATGGTGGTGGTGGAACAGGATATAATTTTACATTTAGTGGTGGTGTTGTTGCACCCAATGGAAAAGTTTACTTAATACCTACTGCAAGTTGTCCTTATGCTTGTGAATATGATCCGGGAACAAATACTTTAAAACCATTTGGAAGTCTTTTAACTTTGAATGGAAGATTTGGCTCTGGTGCTTTAGGTCCTGATGGATATATTTATGCACCACCAATTGGTACTAATTATACAGGAATGCTTAAAATTGATTGGGGTGCTCTACAAATATCAGTAAGCCCTAATCCATTGGGTGGTTCATCAACATTTAGTGGTATTGCTAATAATTACTACAATGGAGCAATTTTGCACGAAACTGGAATGTACTTTGCACCAAGTAGTTTTTATTCAAATGGTGCTATGGTAATGAGATTAAAATTTGATAATTTAAAAACAAGTTACAATTCAAGTTTATGTAGGGAAGTAAATCACTTTTGAAAATAATAATTAACTTTAACAATATAAAAAAAAAGAGTATGACATTAGTAACAAAAAGTTTAGGAATAGACCAAACAACTCAATTGCAGATACAATTGAATGTTTGGGGTTTTGATGTTAATGATAAAATAAGTCAAGCTACCATTGCTTATGATTTGGTGTTACTTGCACCAAACAATGCAGTTGCACACATCATTAGCACAGGCACATATACAAGAAGGGATATACCAGCAGTTTTATATAATACAGGTGAAATTATTACACCTGCAATTTATTACAAGACAGGCGAAATGATGGATGTTACAATTAATGGTGTTGTAAGTCAACAACCAGCTATTGGTGGAGAAATTAAAACACCAGCAATAATTGCAACGGGAACAGAAGTAAAAATACCAGCAAGTAATTCTTACACAAACCTTAAAAATAGTCAACCCGGAGTAGATATTTTGGCAATGTTAAATGCTGATGCAGCTAAAGTTCAATCTATTCAAACAATTCAAACTGATTTAGCTCAAAAATAATATGAATAAAATAACAAATTGGTTTTGGAACAATATTAGTTTGTTGTCAAAAAAAATAAAGAAAGAACAACCACCATTAAGGGGTTTTATCATTAATTATTTATTATTGATTATTGCACTTTTGTTGTCCATAATACTTTTTCCAATAGGTTTTATTTGGGCTTTATTTAGGGCTGGTTCATTAGATAATTATAGTCTATATTTATTAGATTTTGCCAAAATGATTGATAGAACTGGAAACTTTGTTATGTCATATATGTTCAATGACTTACTTATTACCCAAAATGGGTATAAATATGGTCAAAAAGATGAAACAATTTCAGGTGTTACAGGTAAAAACTACATAAATCACACTTTGACAGGTATGGGAGATACATTAGCTAACACTTTGGATGATATTCAACAGAAACATGTTGAAAAAGCAATTGACGATAACCCATCCAATATTTAACATTTAGTATATTTGTAACTCAAAGTATTTATAACCAAAACCAAAAAAAAACGAAAAAAGTATGAAAATCACAGTTAAAAAAGCTCTCGCAGCGTTCTTTGAAATTGAAAATTTAGGTGAAAAAAGAAGTCAAACAGGCGAATTAATTGAAAAAGCAATTGAAATTCCAGCCGAAAAAACCAGAACATCTTATTGGCTTGGTAGATTGACATCGAAATTAACGACAATCAAGAATGATTACGAAAAACAACGTGATGCATTGGTTAAAAGTCTTGGAACACCAGTTGTAGCAAAAGATGAAAATGGTGTTGAATTAAAGAATGATGATGGAACACCAAAATATATAGAAGGACAATATCAAGTTGCAACTGAAAACTTGCAAAAGTTTCAAGAACAACATCAACAACTTCTTGATACAGAAGACGAGATTGAATTAGCAGAAGGGCTTGAATATGAATTATTCGAAGGTATTAAATGGCCTATAACATTTTTTAGAAATTTAGATCCATTCATTAAAGAACCAAAATAAACTGAAATAGTTATGGTAAACAAATTATTGACATATATGGTACATTTTTTATTGGTGACTTATTACTATTTTGCACCAACTTATCATCTTATGGTAATTATGTCGTTTTTTGTTGCAATGGATCTTATTTCAGGTTCAGTTGCAGCCATAAAAAGAGGTGAAAATTTTTCATCAAAAAAATTACGCAATACTGTAACCAAATTTATTGGTTACAGTATTGCGGTGATTGTTGCTTGGGTGCTTCAAAATAATTTTATAGAAGATTTTCCATTAATGAGATTAGTAGGTGTTTTTATTTGCTATATTGAATTAAAGAGTATAAATGAAAATGTAGAAGCATTAACAAATCTAAATGTTTTCAAAGCTGTATTGGATCAGTTAAAGTTCGAACAAAAGAAAGAAAGAAAGTAATTAAACGTAAAATTATGTTGACAAAAGGAATAGATATAAGCCATTACGATCCACAAGTTGATTGGATAAAAGCAAAATCAGATGGTGTTCAATTCGTGTACATAAAATGTACACAAGGTTCTGGATTTGTTGATCCACTTTGTGCTACACATGGACACAATGCAAAATCAGCAGATGTAAAAATTGGTTATTATCATTTTGCAAACCCAGAAACGGAACCTGTTGCACAAGCAAACTTTTTTGTTTCTCAATTGGCTAAATTACCAGCTTACGATATGATTCCAGTTTTAGATATTGAAACCAACAAGTCTAACTTAGGTCCATTGGCAATGGAAACTTGGATTATTGCATTTAATGGTATATTAAATAAAACTGGTCATAAATTAATGATATATTCTTATCAACCATTTTTAGAACAGTTCTTACCACCAAATCATACATTAGGAAACTTACCACTTTGGTTGGCTCAATATCGCAATGTTACAGCACCATCAGTTCCAAAAGGATGGAATGGTGTTGACTTATGGCAATATAGTCAAACAGGTGTAGTAAATGGTGTTTCAGCAAAGACTGTTGATATGGACAAAGCATTTACTGACCGATTCTTCATCAATGCCATTATTTGACGATTCTGATATAACATCAAAAGTAATGTTTGCAATATTTATTGTAGGACTTACTTTGATGTTATATACATTTTTTTTTGAAAAAGAATAATATGACTTTAATAAATAAATTAAAATGGTTAATTAAAGAACTTATACTTGTATTGAGTAATAAGCCATCTTTTTTTTCCATAAAACGACTTGGTAGGACTGCACTTTTTAATGCAGCATTATTAATAAATCTTGACTATTATAGAAACCATAGGACATCTATTTCTACGCAAGAAATATTAATGATAACAGGTGCATTTTTTACTTATGCAGGATTCAATGCAGTTATGAATAGACAAGAAAAAGTTGACGAATTAAAATCGCAAAAAGACGATAACAAAAATAATAATCCACAAGAAGTAATTCCAGAAAAACCTGAATAATTATGAGTACAATCAAGAAATTTTTTATAGAAGCATCTGCACTAATTTTTTTAGGTTTGTTGTCTTGGTTTTTAGTTGATAAACTTTTACAAATTCATAAACAACATAATGTAGAAACAACCATTGATTACAAAAAAATAACACAAGAATTGGAATATAAAAATGATTCTTTAAATAAAGTTATATCTATTCAGAAGTATAAAATAGACGAATCTTTGGATATGATTGATAGCTTAAATAATTTAAAACAACAAACACAAGTAATTTATGTTAAACAAAAGGACAAAGTGGATCATCTTACCCCTACTAATGTTGTTAAGCAACTTGACACTATTTTCACAAAAGCTGGTATTAGATAATCAAACAGGTGATACTCTAATTGCAATAAGCCCACTTCAAGCAAAATACTTAATGAAGAAATATTACCGGGTTGAAAGTCTTAGGAAAACTGATTCTATATGCGAAAAACAACGTGTATTAGCAGATTCCGTTATTAAATGGTATAAACTATCATTCGATGACCAAAAGTTGATTTTAACCAATAAAACAAGCGAATTATCACTTTCTAACGAACAAATTCAGAAGTTAAATGATGATTTAAAGACTGCAACAATAAAAACCAAAAAACAAATTGCTTATAAATGGATTTCTATTGTTGCAGGTTCAATAACTACTGGATTTATGGGTTACTTAGCAGTAACAAGGTAATTACTGATTTTAAAAATCTTTCAATACAATAATATCTACAACTACAATCCAAACTATTATTGGTAAAATTGCAATTGGTTTATAATCCGATAATGAGAGTACAATTAAATCCATTGCCAAAAGAAGTACAAAGAAAAACGAGAAGTATTTTTTAATAATCTTGTAATTACTTTGGTTTTTAATAATGTCATCTTTAATTGATTGACAATTAGAAATAAAATCAACATCATTTTCTTTAATTTTTTCCACCAACATATATTTTTGTGCTGATTGGAAACCCCGAATAAAAGCATCATTATGTGCTATTTGTTGTTCCCATGAATAACCTTTAAGTTTTGGACACATTATCAATGCATCATCTTGTGCCAGTTTTTTAATTTGTTCTTGTGTCATTTGTCTGCGTATTTTTTAAAAATTACAATAATATTCCAAATAAATATAGTAAATCCCATTGCAATTAGTACCCAATGCCTAAATCCATAGTGCCAAGTTGATTCGTGGGAATTATTTGGCAAATAAAGACAACCTTTATAGTGATAATAATTGTCGTAATATTCTGTTGTTCCACCATTGCAATGCCAATCCCCTAAAAAAGTGTGAAAGTAATCTCCAACATAAGAAGTTAAGATTAATATACAAAAGAAAAAAACTAATTTAAATTGGATGTGTAGTCTATTCATTTCTTTTATTTTTTTTTAATTTTTAAACCAATTCTTAATTTAGTAAATCAATTGCAATTCCATCTACAAAAATGAAAAAACCACCAATGGTTACGTTTGATGGAATACCACATAGCATAAATAAACTCTTATCAAATCTTTCAAATGCATCTTTAAATTCTTCTAAAGAAACTGCACCAAATTCATACGAATCCCCAAAAAAACGTATGACATTTTTATCTTCATCATAATCCCACATACCACCACCGGAAACATTTTTTCCTTTTGCTAATTGATAATGATATTCAACATAACCTATTTTAAGGTTACCTTCTTCAACAATGTACTTTCTGTTTTTCAAAATAGATTTGGTTTTATATGTTAAAAGTTAATAATTCATCAAAAAAATTAATAATTATTTGTGCCAATACATAATCATTTTTTATTCTTTCTCTTTCTTTTTTCTTTTTTTTTCTTGGTAGAGAAGTAGTTTTATTCCATTCAGTAATTAATTTTTCTTTTCTTTCTTCCCAATATTTATTATCAGGAATGTAAGGATCTAAATACATAATTATATTATTAATAATGATAAAAATAAAAATAAACAACCCGAAGAAATTCTTCCATAATCCATCCATAAAGTTGGATTCCACTCTAATGATATGAATACCCCAATAAGATAAATTATAACACCACAAGTTAAAATTGACATTATTGAAGCCAATTTTCTTTTATTATTATAACCATCTTTAAAACCATTTGCATAAGCACTTCTTTTTAAAAATGCTAAGTGTTCAGATTCTTCATTTCCGGGAAAATTAATAGGGTATCTAAACTCTGATAATCTCCTTATTTCTTTATCACTTATTTTCATAATGAAGAAATTTGCATCCAATGTGTAAATTTATTTGGTTGAATATCGGTATAAAAAGTTTGTTTTATACCATCAAGATTTTTACCTAAAACATCTCCATTATAAGCATCTTGAAAAGTAGGTAGTTTTTCAGAAACTGGAATCCATTTTGGTTGAACAGAAACATAATTATTCCAATCTTTCATTGCTTCAATAACTTGTTCTAAATCCCATTTGGCATCATCTTTCAATAAATGTTTGCCATAATTATCTCTAATAAATTCTTCTGGTGTTTTCATTATTTTTTATTTTTTATTTTATTATGAAATACATCTTGGAAATAATTTTTTATTTTATTTTCAATTTCTTTTTCAAGTTTCTTTGTCATAGAAACATCATCTTTTATTCCATAACACACTATAAATTCGTTATTAGTAAGTTCTACTTTAACAAGATGGTTATTTTCATTTTCATCTTGAATTTCAAATTCAAAGTGTTTAATAATGTCATTAATCTTGATATTTTTAATTATAGCCATAAAGTTATTTTTAATTTATTGATTAAAATTTTCACCTAAAACTCTTAATTGCAACCTCATTAATTTTTGACTAACAATATTTTCGACATCTTTAGTTAAATCTCCATAAAACAAAGTTTTTATCTGATTCAACATAATTTCACAATCAGCTATTTCTTCTACTATGTTCTGCAAGTTTTGATTACATTCATTTCTTCTATATTTTAGTATAGCTTTTATCAACTCGCTAAATTCTTCAATAACCATATCTTCTTGTGCAGACTTACCAAATTTATTAACAGCATTCTTCATTATTTTTAATTGTAATTCATTCATATAAATAGATTTTAACCACAACACTATGAATAGTGAGAGTATAATTAATAAATTTGTTTTCGGAAAAATTATTCATTCTTATTTATGTTATCCAAAATGTTTTGGAGCTTTATTTTGCTATAAAATAGAAATTTGATTGTGCAGTAACGAAATACTTTGGTTTTCTTGAAGAACAACCGGTTGTTACTAATATTGTGAGAATTATTACAAAAAGAAAATTTTTCATAAGTTAAATTTAATAAACAAATATAATTAATTTACCTGTTAATAACTAAACTTTTCTGATAAAATAATCCAGATCTTCTCCATTATCAACTTTTACTTCTACTATTATGCATTCATCTCCATATTCGTATTTTAACGACTTAGTAGCATCTTTGTATTTGGCAAAAACATCTAAAATCATTGCATTATTTGGATTTGTTAAGTAATCTGCTGTATATATTCTAAATTCTGAATGCATTTTAGTAATTTTTATGACTTTTTACATCAAAAGTCTGTAATTATCTCAAATATATATCAAAATTCTTTATTTTGAACAAATCATTTAATATGAAAATCAATTATATTTTTTGTTTAATATTTTGATACTTTTAATAACATCATTTTTTGATAAACCAATAGTTGAATTAGTTCTGATAAAATTATTTTTCTGTTCCAATAAAAAATCGTTATCGTCATCCAAAATTAAATAAGCGAAATCAACACCATTTTTCTTTTTAATGAAATTTTTACCATTGTTCGAATGAATATTACAATCTATCCATTGTTTTATCTCCACACCTCGTGGTATTGATAAGTGAATTCCTTTTTCTATGTATTTGTAGGCCCTAATAGTTACCCCAACAATATATTCACTATACCTGAAATTATTTTCAGAAAGTTTTCTTTGTGTTTTTTCAACAGTATTTTCTCTCCAACTGGAAGATATAACCAGTTTTGATCCAGTATTATTCAATATTTCACCAAGAAAATTTTGGCATTGATCTGTTAATCCCCAAAAACCATTTTCAATACTTGCTGGTGTTGCTATAACTCCATCAATATCTAAAAAAATATACTTATCCATATTTATTTGGATTTTTTTGTGAATTTATTGAAATATCTTCTTATGATATAGTTTCTAACCACAGAAATGGCTGTAAAACAAAGCGTGGTGGTGCAAATTTGTGTTACTGATGTCTTTACTCCAGTTAAGTAATAAACGAGCGGTGAAGTGAACAAATTAACCCCAAATCCAATGGCTGTATTAGCAATAGATTCTAAGATAGAATGTTTTTTTGATTGCATTTTTTAAAATATTAAAGTGTTACCATTTTTAAGTTCATTACATAAGGTATTTAAAATGTAAGACAATTGTTCAGGTGTAATTAACTTACTTGTTTTGAATTTAAAAAATCCATCTGCGTCAATTACTATTTCAATTTTTAAATCTTCATCCATATTTTATTTATTTTTATCCAAACGATGGTGGAATCCATTTTATTTTTGTTAATTTATAAATAAGTAATTGTAAATAGATAATATTGTCGAAGTATAATTTTTAAAAGGTAATATCATAATAAAGATGTTTGGATAACATTTTGTGGACATTTCTTTAATATCTTCAAAAGCCCTTTGGCTGCACTTCTTGTACTATTAGCTCTTTGCATCAAACTTTTTATCTGTTTTTCGACTTCTTCTGGATTATAAGATATATAATAACCCCGACTTGTTCCAATAACTGGCAATATGGAATAAACTCGCATGTAATTTACAAATTTTCTTAAACGAACATCATTCATTTTGAAAGATTGACCAGTTTTTGAAATTTCTACATTGATAATAGAAACAATTTCGTTTGAATAAATTGTATTATTGACTTTGTGAGCAATGAAAGCATCTACTACTATTGGTAGAAATTTGATTTCTTCCTTGTTTAAATCAGCAGTTACTTCTTCGAAGTTTGTTATCATAGTTATTTTTTTAGTTTATTTTTCTAAAATATAAAAACAGCTTGATGATTTAGGATTTCCATCTAAATCGTGAGTCTTTAAACATGGATTATTCGATACTTTGATCCAATATTCACCCGGATATTTTTTTATATAAACTTCTTGATGAACAATTATTTCAATTCCAGATCTAAAAGTTCTTTTATTACCAAGAATGTATTCTGATGGTTTTAATGCAACTCGAGGCATATATTCCGGTTGCAATTGATTAATGTATTGATCCAATGTCATAATTATCTACGTTTATACCAATAAAAAAGTTATACAAATATACAAATTCAACAAAGAAAATCAAACAGAACTACTGAAAATAACAATAACAAATATTAAATAACCAGATAAACAATCCGGGAAATGAACGGAAAGGAACGGAAAGGAACGGAAAGGAACGGAAAGGAACGGAAAGGAACGGAAAGGAACGGAAAGGAACGGAAAGGAACGGAAAGG